ATGGCATCTAAAATACACAATGGAATACTCATTCTTACGCTAATTTTATTTGCGTCTTGCCGTACGCAAAAGCCTGCTCCACGCCCGGCCCCTCCCGAGACTGTGGATTTCCCTACGGCAAATATTCCTCTTCCCGTCGTGGATTTCAATTTCATGTTGCCGGAAGCTCCGGAGCTAGCGGTTTGTCATTCTCCTAGAAAAGATATCACGGAAGCCTTTACGCCCCGTGATAAAAGCCAGATAGCGATCAAGGACCCCAAGCTATTCGATGAGAATAACACGGAAATTATTGATTTATCCTTGATCCCCGCCGGGGAATACGCATTTCCCCTTCCTAATGGAAACGTGATCTCTCCTTACGGGGGAAGGAGAAGGCATCATTCCGGAGTAGATATCAAAACTTGTGCCAACGATACGATCGTGTCTGCTTTCGATGGTATTGTCAGGATGGCGAAACCATTCGCCGCCTATGGCAACGTTATCGTTGTCCGCCATTATAATGGACTGGAAACGATCTATAGCCACAACTCCAAGAACTTGGTTAAACCCGGAGATCGCATTCTCGCCGGACAACCGATCGCCTTAACCGGACGTACTGGCAGGGCTACTACCGAGCATTTACATTTTGAGACTCGTATAAACGGAGTTCATTTCAATCCGAATATCGTCTTCAACATGGCTAAAAGGAAATTACGTTCAAAATGTCTGGTTTGTACCCAGAAAGGTAATAACGTAATCGTCAAATCGGTTGATATATTACCCCATCAAAAGGCTGGTCCATACGTACCGCCACCTCCTTATAAATGGGTTTACAATGAATGAAAAAAGGCCTTACGGACAATCCGTAAGGCCTTTTTTCATTCCGTGGAGATGGAGAGACCATAACTTATACTGTCATACAGTATCAAACAATATCATATGCGTTCATGTTCAACGATTTCATGTGTTTTTAAACAGTCACTAAATATCATGTTATGTCATATGATGTCATGTTTTTTGCGTGTAAATTCGCGTAGTTACACGCAACACGTTTTTATCATGGAAATAAAGAGGAGCATAACGTTTGACGTAGAGAAAAGGAAGAAGGATGGGTTATTGATCGTAAAGAACGTACCTATCCGATGCATGGTTACGTTCAACCGGAACAGGATAACGTTTTTCACGGGGCATAGGATAGACGCAAGCAAGTTCGTCCCGGAGAAGGGCATCGTTAAAAACGGATGCTTCAACAAGGCCGGGGAAAGCTCTTCCGAGATAAATTCCGATCTTGACGATATACGTGCCACATTGCAAAACATATTCCGCCAATACGAGAGAGAGGGCGAGATGCCTAGCGCCAACGATATCAAGGAAAAGTTCAAGGTTGCGACAGGCCGGGTAAAAGAGGAAGAGAGGAAGCAGATATCCCTGTTCGATATCTACAAGGAGTTTATCGATACGGTAGGGAGGCAGAACGCATGGACGAAGACATCGCACTACAAACATAACTCGATCATGCACCTTCTGGAGGAGTTCAATCCACAGATCAAGTTCGATGACCTGTCGGAGGATACCTTGCAAGACTTCGTAGAGTTCTTAAGGGAATACAAGGGTATAAGGAATACCACGTTGAACAAGTACCTCCACTTCATAAAGCAATTCCTTTTATGGGCCGACGACAAGGGATACAACACGAGGAAGGACTATCGAAGGTTCAGCCCAAGGCTTAAAGGGGCTAACTTCGAGCTGAAGAAAGTCATATACTTGACATGGGAGGAATTGATGCGTATATATAATATGTATATAAAGGAAGGGACGTTATCCACAGTCCGGGACGTTTTCTGTTTCTGCTGCTTCACCGGTCTCCGTTACTCAGACGTATATAACTTAAGGAAGACCGATATCATTAACGGGAAGATTGATATCGTGACACAGAAGGACAGCGACAACATACAGATTGAGTTGAACAAGTACAGTAAATCAATACTTGATAAATACGAAGACATCGAGCTCAAGAACGGGAAGGCGCTGCCGGTCTTGTCCAATCAAAAATACAACATGCATCTAAAGGATCTCGGCAAGATGGCGGAGCTGGACTCCGAGATAGCCGAGGTATGGTACGAGGGCAACAAGCGAATACAACAGACATTCCACAAGTGGGAACGGCTTACTACCCATGTCGCAAGGAAGACGTTTGTCGTCAACGCCCTCATGTTAGGCATCCCCCCTCAAGTCATCATGAGATGGACAGGGCACAACGACCTCAAGGCCATGAAACCTTACACTCATATAGTGGACAAGCTGAAGGAGGACGAGATGAGCAAGTTCGATAAGATATAAACAAGCATCTTATATAAAAAACAAGAATATATTATGAACGAGGAACTAAAACAACTTTTGGAGTGGTTTGATAACTACGAGATAACATTTAACGAGATCCGGTTAAGCCCGTGTCAATACATATTTGACCTTCGGAAATTTATATCGGTTCAGACAAACTCTGTCCGGAAGAACTGGGAAAATCCCACATTTGAATATGATATTTTGAGCCTATATCAGCTTAAAAAGGTACTGGAGGAAAAAGAGAAAGAAAATATGCCGTAAAGCATAAAAAAATAGTCATTGAAGAACTTGCATACTATCAAATTTGATAGTATATTTGCAATACAGAAATAACAATAGAAAGGGCGGCAACCTATAAGCGGCATAAAATCATGAAAACTTTTAAGTACGAAAATGGATTCTCTAAGAGAGACGTTGAACTAAAATTAGTTTACAACCGGTTTCAGCAATTTGTCCATGTTGCCGAAGATGAATATTACGAGTTAAGCCATATATATAATGACTCGAAGAAGGGATGCTATAAAATAGTAGCCAGATTAGAGGATGGCAAAAAATTCAACGTGAACATGAATAATGGCGTCGCATATTACACCAACTTAGCGTTTTAAATAATTAAACGCTGAGCTATCGGCATGACGGGCAAATAAAAATGAAGACATTATATTGCAACAATCGTGAATTATTGGAGATTTTAGAAAATAATGGTATTAATATGATCTGCAATGAAAATATGCAGATAGAAATATCTGATGAAGATGCGGAAAAAATTGACAGTATTGTAAATGAGCTTGCTCCTGCTGCATCTGGAGATTATGCGATAGAAGATATAGAATGATCATTATGGAATATCTAATAAAAGTCTATCTATCGGGAGGCGACGAGGTACACGCCCGCTCGGAAGAATCCAGCCGAGAGGAGGCATGGAGCCGGCTAAAGAATAACGAGGAGTTTATATAAAATAGTAGAGGCCTACAATAATCTATGAAACAAATAGAACTTAATCTACCGGAGTGGGTATTTTGGGATGCCCATTCTCATGAAGGGAACTTATTGGGAGATCGGACAATCATCGAGCATGTACCCTCGGCTTCCGTTTTCGAGGTGTTTGATAGGGATTTTGACTTGATAGGGCTTAATCCGAATGTATTGACATTTAAATTCAAGAACGAAGGATCAAGAACCGAGAGGCTGTTGATGGCCTTGCATCATAGTTGTACTCTTGATCCTGTGGAAGACCGGGAAATGTTATTAGGGATAATGAAAAAATGTGCAGTATGGTACTGCAATTACTGCGATTGGGAGGACGCCCAAGATGAATAATAGAGAAAGAATCGGCAAAAGAATAGCTCAGCTCCGCATGGAGGCTGGCGTGTCTCAATATAAATTGGCGGAACTTACAGGCCTAGCCCCGGGTAATATCGCCCGGATAGAGACAGGTAAATACAGCACTGGTATAGACATCCTGTCCAAGATAGGAGACGCATTAGGATATCAGCTAGATTTCATCGAAAATAAACAACATTAAAAACTAATATCATGGCAAGAACTATCAATTATGAGCTAAAGGCTCAAAAGATCAAGGGTCAAATAGACGAGTTAGTAACCGCTCTTTTGGAGGAGAGGATAAATTCCTTTGACGAGAGCAATAAGAAGATAAAGATTGCAAATGTAGATCTTGAAGGGTTGAGCAATCTTGAGTTGCAGCAGTTACAAGTACGTGTATCTAAACTCTTACTAGAAAGGACAAAATAGTCCTATTTGTCGCATCCAAAAAGTATAACGCCCGTGTTTTTTCTGACACGGGCGTGTTTTATTGGTCTATTTGACTTATTATCATATTTAATATCTCTATGTTGAAAATTCGCTCGAATCAACATTCCTACGCTTGACATAAAGGCATCGCTTGGATATCTCAGGATTCGCTATACCACGGTTATACACTCTTACCGTCATTACCACTTTTCTTTTCTCTAAAAACAAATCTTCCGTCAAACGAATAATCTGCTCTACTCTATCGTCATAATCGCCAACCATATTAATTAGATTTTTTAAGGTAATAATTAAACAGTACAGCGAAAAAGTTTGTTTTACAACGCTCACATGTTATTAAGCAGAATCTTTCTCTCCTTGCCGGTTCCCAGACCTCTCGTCTCTCTCTTGCTTCAACGACTCGGCCAACAGGCCTATGAGTTTCTCGATATTCCGGCTGTTCCTCTCGTTCGCCTCCGCGTTTTGCTTGCCTTGCGCCGTTAGATCATGTATGATATCTAGCAACTCTCTTGGATTAAAGCCGTCACCTATTTCTTCCGGGATATCCACTGATCGTGCGGGTGGAACGTCAGAGGTTAGCATATCACCTTCACCTGTAAGAAGCCAAACTTTATTATAATGAGGATATACAGATATTATTTTATCAGCAATCTCTTCAGATATTTTCTTAATCTTTCCTTTTTGAAGGTCATATATTTGAGTAGGTACAACCCCAACACTTTTCGCAAATGTTGCTGCTTTCAGACCTTCTCTATCAAGAATAGAACTAATTATTTCTGATGTTATTCTCATTCTACTTAATTTTATTATATAGTAAAAAACTATATATATTTATTCCTATATCAAATTACTAAAACGATTCCACAAATCAATATAAAAAACATTGAAATATAGATAAATACGATCAAATGTCTTACTTGCAAAATCTACTAGACATACATTTTTACATAATATCCATAAACGCCCAAAAGTTAAAAAAACTTTTTATATAGCATTTTACTCTATAATAGTTTGATTGTATAGTAAAATACTATATATTTGTATCATCATTCAATCACGCACAAAGATACGATAAAGATTGAAATAACGAAATGGCATAAACATGCCAAAATGATATAAGGTCCTTTAGCTCAGACGAACAGAGCGACGGTTTCCTAAACCGCAGGTCCCGGGTTTGAGTCCCGGAAGGGCCACTAAAAAAGAGTTCTTTGACTTATTGAATAAAATCCTTATCCCCATAAGAGGATATACGCAAGAGATATAGGTATGGCGAGTAAGGTTATGATAGGCGAAGATACCGGAAGGGATGATGATCCCCGCTCCCGATGTAGTTTGATCGGTTCCGGCGTTGGAGTCTACATATTTAATAATGTATATACAAAGGTTAGATATTACGTCGTGTCAGTGAAGTACGGATATTTCCGTATCGGTGTCAAACTGTCTATCTAACGCATAAGATACACTCCCCTACCCGTCTATGATTCGGGTTCGAAACCGTTGGAGGTTGTGGGGGAGCTATTATAAATAAAAAGGAAATGTAAATCATGCAGAAAAAAGTGGAAAGCAAAAGAAAGATCAGAGAAATGAAAGTATCTGAGAAACTATCATTCCCTATAGAAGTGTTGGAGACGGTTAGAAATAACGTGTCTCTGTTAAACGCTAAGTATTATAGAGAGGGAAGAAAATGGTCTTCCGTATCAAACAAGGAAGAAGGGATCGTTTATGTCAGACGCTTAACATGACAGATCATGGAAAGGGTATTCACCGAGTTAACCGAGGAATGTGATTACACGGCCCAGTATTACGCCGTGGGATTCGAGAAAAAGGAGATAGCCGAGAAAAAACACAGGTCGTTGCATACTATCATAAACCAGCTAAGGACGGCTTTCGAGATACTTGGCGTAAGGAACGGAAGGGAATTGGCCATAAAGCTATGCGAGAGACTGTGCGATATAAAGGCTAACGTAAATATACAACAGATGGTTCATTCAGCCGTGGCGTGCGTCTTGCTACTTATCCTTTGCGTGGATTCTCATCTGGAAATGAGGAGGGCAAGGCAAAGGTGCCGGTGCATAGCTAGAATAGAGATATCCTCTAGGGCTTTTAGAGGCTGTAGAGGGAGGAATATAACATTATAACAATAACAATATGGAGAATATAGCGGAATTACCGGCAACCCAAGTGACAGCCGGACAACTAGCGGACTTGATCATATCAAGGCTAGCCACCCAAAAAGAAGAAGATCCATCCCGGAAGTACGTTAGGGGACTAGATTCCTTGGCGAAATTGCTCCAAGTAAGTACATCCACCATAGCGAGATACAAGAAGAAGGGGATTTTCGGGGATGCCATAAAACAAAATGGTAAATATATCCTAGTGGACGTAAAGCTCGCTCAGGAAAGGTTCTTTTCCAAAAAGACGAGACCACATTAACAAGTCTTCCGGCTTATGGTCTTATCGCACCTGTGACGCATAAGCCGGAAGAATCTACTTATAAATAAAAATTCCCCCACCCGTTATCATTCGGGTTCGAAACCGTTGGAGGTTGTGGGGGAGCGAACATTTAAAATAATAACAACATGAATGAGATTTATTGGATCACAAGATTAGATGCCATACAAACGTTGGCGATAATCGCAGTATTTATCTTGGGGATATTAATTGCCATATGCATTTCCTTATGGTTTATGGAAGATGACTTTGAAAACAATTCTAAGTTTAAGAACATGGCTATCAAATGTGCCGCCTATATATCAATCCCTATTTTTTTGCTAGTGTTCATCCCCTCTAAAAGGGATATGCTGATGATTATCGGAATAGGCGGAACTATAGAATATCTCAAGTCTAATGATACCGCCAAGGAGTTGCCGGATAAGGTTATCATGGCTATCGATAAGTTCTTGGATGATACAATAGAGGAAGAAAAATGAATAAAACCGATAGACCTATTAATAACCAAGTTTTATAACAATGAAAGAAAGAAGAATCCCACCCTAGGAAATGGCTAGGGCAGGTAGCGAACCATAATAAATTCATATTATTATTCAGGGTTACAGGGGGTTCGAGTTCCCCCGGCTACCACTCTTATCACAATTTGCACTGTTTGATGTTTATGTGTAATAAAGCTACCAAGACCTTAATATACCGCCGTGAGGCAGGCAATTAGATATTAGTTATTATTAAACTGTGCCGGGGAATCCCACCCCGGCAAACGCTCCCTTAGCTCAGTTGGTCGAGAGCATTCGCCTCATAAGCGAGAGGTCGCCGGTTCAAGCCCGGCAGGGAGCACGTTTCACCCCTAGGGGTGCTTATTCAATCAGAAAATCAGTCACAATTTACAAAGCAGGTCTCCGTCCGTGAGGATATGAGGCCTTTCTTCCGAATTTTAAAAACAACAATATATATGATAAAGAGAAACCAAGCATGGTTCTGGAAGATATTCCGGGCCATAAAGAGCATTATCATCTTTACTTTTAGGATGGTCTTAGCTACAATATTGGGACTGGCCTCAATAGTCGCAATCTTCGAATGGAATGAAAAACCTTCTCATATCCATTTACTGATATTTGGCATAGTATCAGTATTTGTTGTGATAAATCAAATCGTAATAATGACTTATGAGTCAGAAAAATGATTTCGGGGTGTTGTACGTGGTACAAGCCCCATCAAGACCGAATCGATCGAGGAAGGACGATATCCTAGACGAATTAAAGACACTTAGCAAAGAAGAATTGATAGAGATAAGAAAAGACATTGTAGAACTAATAAACGATAAATAAAATGGCTGCTATAAAATCTTACAAGGGATTTGACAAAAATTTAAAATGCCGGGATTTTCAATATGAAATAGGCAAGGAATATGAGATGGATGGAGAGATCAAGGTGTGTAGCAGAGGGTTTCACGCTTGCGAAAGCCCGTTTGATGTTTTTGATCACTATACTATGATAGACTCTAGGTTTTGCGAAGTAGAGCAAGACGGAAATATATCCAAGGAGGATAGAGGGACAAAGATTTGCTCATCGAAAATAAAAATAAAAGCAGAGTTAAAATTGGCTGACATGATCAATCTTGGAGTTGAGTGGCTAAAAGAGATCACATCACCTGAAAAAATAAAAACGAGCATAAAGGATAATTCGTCCGGCTACGGTGCCCAGATTGGTTCGTCCGGCTACGGTGCCCAGATTGGTTCGTCCGGCGACGGTGCCAAGATTGGTTCGTCCGGCTACGGTGCCCAGATTGACAGCACTGGCGAAGACTGTGTCATCATGTGCGCAGGTATTAACTCAGTAGCAAAAGCCTCAAAAGGATCATGGATAACACTATCCGAATGGTCTTATTCGGATAAAAAGCAAAGATATATCCCCGTTTGCGTAAAAACGGAATTTGTTGACGGGGAGAAGATAAAGGCGGATACATATTACAAATTAGATGGAGGGGTATTTAAAGAAATACAATAGCCCCAAGGCATTGCTTATCGGAGGATCGCATGAGAGACATCTACATCAAAGACCCCGACGGCGAACCGGAGTACGACGGGGAGGAAGAAACAGAATCCGAGGACGATCGGTATCAACGAGATTGGGAAACCAGCACTTTATATTGGTAAAGGAAATCATTCAAAATAAATAATCATGGAATCAAGCAGTTACGAGGTACTTCCAGTAGAAAGCCATGAAGTACAAATTTTACAGGCAGATGCGGTTGAAAGAGCAAACGTGGACTCACAAGTTGCGACCGCAAAAAGATATCCTAGAGATATCAGAAGGAGTATTGATAATTCCGTGGTAATGGCCACGATGAATCAAGACACGGCAAGGTCATGCAGTTACGCCTTGCCAAGAGGAGGGAAACCTATTACTGGCCCATCCGTACACCTCGCCAAGATAATCGTATCTAATTGGGGTAATATCAGGACAGAGGCCAAGGTTATCCAGATAACGGACAAGCAGATCATCAGCAGGGGTACATGCTGGGATCTGGAGACAAACGTAGCGTCCGCGTTCGAGGTTCGTAGGAGCATAGTGGATAGCAAGGGGAAACGTTACTCAGACGACATGATTACCGTCACCGGTAACGCCGCCAACTCCATAGCTTATCGCAATTCGGTATTCGCCGTTATCCCCAAGGCCATAGTGGACAGGGTCTACCAAGCCGCCCAGAAATTCATCACGGGGGATCTGTCCGACGCTGATAAGATATTGAAAACGAGGACTAATATCATCAATAAGTTCAAGAACGAGTACGCCATAACGGAAGAGGAGGTCATTAAGCTATGCGGCAAACAGACCAGCAATCAGATAGGCCCCGACGAGATCGCCATGCTGATCGGGATCATACAAGCGTTAAAGGACGGGGATACCACGGTAAACGATCTAATCCTTCCAATTCGCGAGACAAAGAAAGATGTCGATCAAAAAAAGGAGACGATGAGACAGTCTAAAGGCAAAAACAAAGAGGACATGCCATGAACAAGTACTCATCCTATACCAACGCCGAGCTGGAGGAGCATTTATCAAACTACCTTATCGACTCTTGGAGTTACAGCAAGGTAGCCTCTTTCTCCCGGAACGAGAAGGAGTTCGAGAAACGGGAGATTTACCGGGAAAGATCCAGATCATCCTCCAGCACGGTAGCGGGTAACGCCTATCATTCGGCCTTGGAGTATTTCTTCATGGAGCTACAGCGCAAGGGGCAGATAATACCGATCACGGAAATGGAGAGGGTAGCGTTCTCATACATAGAGGAGGTACACCCGAATGATTGGAAGATACAGAAAACGACACCTACCGTAGAGGAATGCAAGATCGAGGCCACCAAGAACGCCACGAGGCTTATCAATAACTTCTACGGGGAGAAGGATATCTATCTTTCCGGTATCAAGGAGATAATCGCCGTGGAATCAAGGTGCGAGGAATGGGTAACGATAAACGGGGTGGACATCCCCCTACCCTGCCACGCTAGGCTAGACTTGGCGATAAGGACGGAAAGCGGTCGGACGGTCATCATAGACCATAAGTCAAGGGCCAAGTTCACCGATGACGAGGAGCTAACGTTTATCTGCGGGAAACAGGCAATGACCTACGTCAAGTGCTATGAGTCCCGCTTCGGGGAGAATGTTGACGAGGTATGGTTCGTGGAGAACAAGATCTCGAAAAACAAGGACGGCTCCTCCCAGTTGAAGAAATTCGTGATCAATCTCGATAACGACACGAGGAAGCTTTACGAGGCCATATTGTACGAGCCGCTAAAAAGGATGATAGAGGCCGTGTCCGATCCGGATTACGTGTACATGATCAACGATAGCGACAACTTCGTGGACAGGGCCGAGCTTTATAATTTCTGGGCCAAGACGCTGATAGCGGAGGTCGATGATTTCAACGTGCCCGAGTCAAAGAAGGAATTGATATCGAAGAGACAGAAAAAAATACGGGACGCTTCCCTTGGATCGGTAAACCCCAAGGTAATATCCGAGTTCAAGAGGAACGCTTCCTCATTCATTCAATATGATTTATCCAATAGCAATATGACAAACAGCGAGAAAATAGAGCATATCCTACGGACATTCGGGGTGATCGTGAACGTGTCCAAGGAGATTAACGGGTACTCGTCAGACACGTATCTGCTAGAGGTATCCGCTGGGACAAAGATCACGACAGTGATGAAATACAAGCTAGACATAGCGAACGCGCTGGACGTGCCATCCATAAGGATGGGTAACGAGCTTATGGTGTATGAGGGAAAATCCTACCTCTCCATAGAATCACCGAAGAAAAGAACCAAGTCCTTGTACTGGGACAAGAAGTATATCGACGGCATGAGGATTCCCATAGGAACGGATAACTTCGGAAGGCTCGTGGTGTGGGATCTCGATAACAACTCCACGCCTCACGCCTTGATTTGCGGAGCTACCGGTAGCGGTAAATCCGTGTGTATCATATCCACGATAGAATACGCCCGCTTAGCCGGTATCCGGGACATCGTAATTTTCGATCCGAAATACGAGTTCTGTAATTATTCCTCCGAGAAATACATAAAGGTCTATAATGATATAGAAGAAATAGAGGCCAAGATGAAAGAGCTCGTACAGGATATGCAGGAAAGGGCTAAATCGAGGGCATCATGGAAAACGCTGGTGGTGTTCGATGAGTTCGCCGACGCGGTAGCGTCCTCCCGATCGGGAACGGAACTTGACATAAAGGAAATGGTCGAGGTTGGCCAGCGAAAGAACGCCTTCGGGTTCCTCGAGCCTAAAATGGAACTACGCACGGTCGGTCGTGAAAAGTCATTGGAGGAGAATCTGAAGATGTTGCTACAAAAGGGACGATCGCTTGGGTTCCGGATCATGGCGGCTACGCAAAGAGCGTCGGTTAACGTGATCACGGGAGACGCTAAGGTGAATTTCCCCGTACAGATATGCTTCCGTGTACCTAAGGAGATTGACTCCAAGGTTGTCCTTGACGAACCGGGAGCCGAGACGTTGGGCGGCATGGGGGACGGACTAATGAAATCTCCCGAGTATCTAGGTATCGTGAGGTTCCAAGGTTTTTATAAAAAATAACGGCCATGGTTAAAAGGTACCAGCTATCCGAGTCTTTCATTAAAACACTGTCCCGCCATCTATCAGTTATCCTAGAACACGTGGATTCCAAGGGAAGACCAAGGATAGCTGATACCGTAAGATTAGCCAAAAAGGATCTAAAGAAACTCGAGAAAATAATCCAAGATGAAAGAACTGATATTCTGCCTCAATGAGGCATGTTCTAAAAGACATTGCCTCTGTCATCAACGGAAAAAGCATTGGAAAGACCCGTCTAAAAAAGATGGGGAAACTGTAAGGCCGGAATCGGCCTTATTTGACGGGAATACTCCTTGCAAAGGATATGTCCCACAATACGAAAGAAAGAAATATGGTATTAATTATTAATAAGTTATGACAAATTGGTTTGAGTGCAAGGTCTCTTACGAGAAAATGCTGGAAAATGGCACGCAGAAAAAAGTAACCGAGCCTTACTTGGTAGACGCCCTGTCTTTTACGGAGGCGGAAGCTCGCATCACCGAGGAGATCCGCCCCTTCATCACGGGTGAGTTCACGGTAACAGACATCAAACGAGCTCGTTTATCCGAATTATTCTTCAACGAGAATGGTGATCGGTTCTATAAGATCAAGGTTTATTTTATCACGTTGGACGAGAAGAGCGGAGCGGAAAAGAAAACCGCCGCTACCATGTTAGCCCAAGCCTCTAATCTAAAAGAGGCCATAACCGTGCTAGAAGAAGGCATGAAGGGGACAATGGCGGATTATACCATAGCCTCTGTCTCGGAGACAATGATCATGGACGTGTTCCCGTTCAACGCGGATGTCAATAAGAGAGTTGTTGACATTGATAAAAAAGAGATAGAGAAATCATTGTCTGACACCTCTAAATCAATAGAGGATAAGATGAGAGAGTGCAAGGATATCATAACCCGTGATCCCAAGGAAGGGGACGGAGATCTCATTACGAGAACGCAATCCTTCATCAGGCAAAAGGCCGGGCATGACAAGAGCAAGTTCAAGGAGGCCGCAATAGAGATCGCCTTGCTCCAGAAATCACCAGCTTCCCAAGTATGGTTCATGGGATGTGGACAACTCTTAATTGAAGAGCTAGAGGTTTGATATTGATATTAGTGTGTTTTTCATGGTATTAGATTTAGTTTTTATCCCCGCCGTCCGTGAGGATATGCGGGGATTTCGGGCGGTAAGTATTCCGGGATGAAACGTTACGGAGTGCGCATGACGTAAAGAGGCCGGTTCGATCCCGGCACCGTCCACGAATAACAAACATATAATCATGGGAACAATACAAGATTTAGATCACTTGACAATGGCCATATACCTTATCACCGCAATACTCGGACTTATAGCAGTGATCTTGGCAGGATTCTTATTAATAAACGAAAAAAGAAAACATCCATGGGAAAAGTAAAGAACATAACCTCTTTAAAGAACAGACTAGACCGTATATTCTCCGTATTTATAAGAATAAGGGATGCTGACAACAACGGTTATTGCCGTTGCATAAGCTGTGGGAAGATCGTGCATTGGAAAGAGGCAGATTGCGGACATTTCGTCAACCGGTCACATATGGGTACCAGATACAGCGAGAGAAACTGCAACGCTCAATGCAGGTCTTGCAACCGTTTCGACGAGGGCAACAACATCGGTTATGCCAAGGGCTTGATAAATAAGTATGGTGTAAAAGTAATTAACGAGCTTGAGGTAAAAAAGCACTCTATCTCTAAACTCTCGGCATTCGATTACCAATTGATGATCGAAGATTACAAGAAACGAATAAAGGATTTGAGGGATCAGAAAGGCATAAAGGATTGAAATGGCTAAGAAGAAAGACGAGCAAGAAAAGGTGAAATGTGGCGATTGCGTGAACGGTAAGCCTCACAAGGGTCTGGCCATATGGTGCGAGATATTGAACACCGGGAGGGTAGCTAACTCCCTCCGGTATTGCGACAACTACAAACAACGATAACTTATATGAGAACGATCAAAGCGAACACTAAGGCAAACGGGGATATACTTCCGGAGCCTCAATTCAAGAGGATACCCGTAAGGGTTGACAAGAACACGATCATCCTCGTAAGGGAAGGTTTGAACGTGGAAGAGCATCTAAAAAGATTCAAGGAAAAGGATAACATTCCACCGGGATATATCCCGTGGTTCTAAAAAAAACTTCAATTTGTTTGGTATTTAAAAAGAGCTATCAATATGATTAAATCATGATAATAGAAATCTTAAACTATCTAAGAGAAAAAAGAGACATCAAACTGAGGATGTCTCTTTTAAGCAAAGCTGGAGGATATACGATACAAGAACTCCCAATGGTATATTCATTCGTTCTAGGAGGTTTCCACTCTTTGCTTGAGTTAAAAGAGTTCAGGGAATGGAAAGAGCAAAAACGAGACAATGAGGTTATCAATCCATCTCAACCGACACCACTATAGCACATCACTAGGATGCGTGTCCTATATTTTTAAAGCAAATCATTTGGCGTTTTGAATTTGAGTTGTATCTTTGCGATGTTTTCCCGCCAAGAAAACATTTACATATTAGTATCTAAGGTGGATTTTTTATATCCATCCGATTGCTTATATCTGCAAAGATAAAGAGCTGTTCGTATTCCTTTGTAGGCTACCTCAGATACTGATGTAGTGTTTCTTGGCGGAAAAATAAGGAAGCGAACAGCTTTCTTTTTGTACATAACTCAAATTTCAACTACAATGCCAAGAAACTTGAAATTAGAGGAGAAGCGAAGTATAGTAACTTCTACATCTACGCCTAACAGTGCGAGAACTGTATCCTACCGAAAGTTTGAAACCGAGAAGAACGCCAAGAACAAGGCGTATTTCTTCATCCTCTCCAATGGGCTTTACGATGCGTTTCGTGAGTTCTGTAACAACTATCATTCAAGTGATCCACACGAGGATTGCTTGGAAATTCTTTTGTCTAAAATCTAAAGAATAAAGCATATTAAATTTTAAAAGCCCCGGTCTAGGCCGGGGAGTATATCGTACACTTTAAATTTAAGTAATCATGGATATAAAGAAAATGTCAAACAGGGATCTCAAATATGGCATAGACCGATGCAACGCAAGGTTGGCCGGAATAATGCCAATGGGATACATGGACAAGGAACGATGCCTTCAGGCGTTGGAGCAATATAGGGAGGAATTATATAATAGAGGAATAATATATTGACATGGACACATCTAAAAAAACATTTCTTTTTAATGCTGATTGGTACGAGGTGTTAGTGGATTATCCTTCGGAGATCAGACTTGAAGTGTACGAGGCGGTTATTAGGTATGCCGTATCGGGGACACTATCGGAGCTGAGACCGCAGGCTAAAATGGCATTCTCCTTCATTAAAAGAGAAATCGATTTCAATCAAAAAAAATATGATGAGAGAGTATCCAACAATAGGGAATCCGGTAAAAAAGGAGGTAATCCAAATTTCAAGAAAGGCAAGTCAAACCCCTATTACTCAAAGGGTAAAGAAGATAACCCAACATTACCGAAGATAACCGAAGATAACCCAACATTACCGAAGATAACCCTATATGATAATGATATTGATAATGATAAAAAAAGAAAATATATAAAAGAAAAATTCGAGGCTTTCCGAAAATCATATCCGGGCACTAAAAAAGGTCTTGACGTTGAATTCAACAATTTTGTCAAAAAGCATAAGGATTATGCCGAGGTCATAGACTTATTGCCTTTAGCCATAAGCAAAGAGATAGAATGGCATAACGAGAAAAAGAATTCCGGCAATTGGGTGCCCGAATATCCGCACTTGACAACTTGGATAAACCAGCGAAGATGGGAGAGTGAGTTTGAAAATATAAACGAGAATGAAGACAAACAACAGAATGGATCGAGACAGGTCTACATCGTCCCAGATTGACGGGAAACTACCTCCCCAAGCCAAGGAGATAGAACAGATAATACTAGGGGCTTGCCTCATAGAGAGCGACGCTTTCGAGAAAATCGCCTCGGAACTATCTGAGGCCGATTTCTACGACAAGAGGAACCAATCGGTATTCAAGGCCATATCCGGGCTATACAAGGAGAGAAAGCCCATAGACATGATGACGGTCACCCAAGCGATGCTGTCATCCGGGGAGCTTGAGAGTATTGGGGGGCCGATATACATAGCCTCCCTTACCTCCAAGATCGGGTCTTCGGCCCATATACTGGATCATGCCATGATCGTCAAGGAGCGGTCCATACAGAGGAGGGGGCTAGCTATCGCCAACGACCTAGAGAACGCCATCTATTCCAACGAGGATATAGGGGACGTTCTTCACAAGGCCATAAACGGCTCAGAGACCCTCATGGAGGAACTTATCGGCAAGTCTAATGGCGAGCATATATCCAAGGCCCTTAAAGGCTCCATGAACGGTTTATACAAGCGTGTGGAGATGGCGAGGAAAAACATCCGATCCGGTGTTGACACGGGTCTTCACGACCTGAACAAGATCACGAACGGATGGCAGCCGGGAAACTTGGTGATAATAGCGGCTAGGCCCTCCATGGGAAAGGCTCTAAGGATGGATGCCAAGGTATTGACACCTTCAGGATGGAAACTGAACAAGGATCTTGCGATAGGCGACCAAGTTTGCTCCGTAGACGGGGCTGAATCACGTGTGACCGGCATATTCCCGCAAGGACATGTCAAGACATACATGGTCGAGTTCTCGGACGGTCGCAAGATCGAATGCTGTGGCAGCCACTTGTGGAGCGTAATATCTTCCAAGTTCAACGCCAAGGCCGAAAGGGTCGTATCTACCCTAGAGCTTATGGACTTGATAAGCAAGGAAAGATATTCCGGCAGAATAAGCATTCCTCGTTTCTCCGGGATATTCGGAGAAAAGAAAGATTTCGTGATCCACCCATATCTCATGGGAGTCTTGCTAGGAGATGGAGTCTTGAGCAAGGGGGTTAGCTGGTGCAAGCCGGACAAGTTCATCGCTGATAAGATCCAAGGTATGGTCGACTACGATGTTATCGTGTCGGATGATCGCTTCCTAGTGACCAACAAGGAGAACAGGAAGGTCAATAAATACCTGTCAGAGCTAAAGAGCCTAGGATTGTTGAATGTCCATTCCTACGAGAAGTTCATCCCGGACATGTACATTGACGCATGCAGGGATCAAAGGGTTGAGCTGTTGAACGGTCTTCTCGATACAGACGGGGATATAGACAAGAATGGGGCTATATGCTACAACACCACGAGCGCTAAATTGGCGAGAGGCGTACAAACACTTTGCTGGTCTTTAGGATATAAATGTTCCTTGAGAGAAAGACGCTCATTCCTTTATGGCGAGCGGAAAAGGAACAGTTTCAGGCTCGTGATCGTAGCGGACAATCCTAGGGAATGCTTCACGCTCCCAAGGAAATTCAACAGAGTGAGGCCAGACCGGAGGAACAAACCTTTGACCGTGATGTCCGTGACACCGACCAACCGCAGGGTTGAATGCCAGTGCATATCGGTATCGCATGAGAAGGCCTTGTACATAACGGACGACTACATAGTCACCCACAATACCGCCGTGATGCTTCACTTGGCCAAATCAGCGGCAAAATCCAACACGCCCGTGGCTATATTCTCGCTTGAAATGTCAGACATAAGCTTGGCTAACAGGTTGATCCTATCCGAGTGCGACGTAGATCCGGAACGGTTCAAGTCCGGGTATATGACAAACGAGGAGATCAACAAGGTAGAGACGGCAGTGAATGAGCTTTGGAGACTTCCGATCTACGTCGATGACAACCCGTGCGTGACGATGGACTATATCCGGTCACGATGTAAAATACTGAAGAAACAAGGCAAGTGCGGGATAATCATGGCCGACTATCTCCAATTGGCGGAGAGCGGTGAACGGGAAGGAAGCCGTGAACGTGAGGTAGCGAAGATGTCCAGAACCGCCAAGATCACGGCGAAGGAGTTAAAGGTTCCCTTTTTGCTCTTATCTCAATTGAACAGGGGTAATGAGGCCAGACCGGACAAGAAACCCCTCCTATCCGATCTTAGGGAATCCGGGGCTATCGAGCAAGACGCTGATATCGTAATGTTCATTCATAGACCGGAGTATTACAAGATCGAGGTCAAGGACAAGAACGGTAACGTAGAACGCAATTACGGAGAGTTGATCGTGGCCAAGAATAGAGATGGGGCCACGGGATTAGTGAAATTTAAGCATAATGACGGTATGACCAAGTTCTACGATTACGGGAGTTGTGACAAGGACATGCCATTTTAAAAAACAAATCATGGAAATAATCAACAGGCTGAAGAACACCCCTGCCGGTTTGATCGTGTTGGTAGGAGACATGAAAATTATCGTGGAAAAGTACAGGCCGTACTATAACGGGCAGAACAAGATCCCGTGCAGGGGATGCGTCTTCCGGGACGAGGGAGCGAGATTTTGCGAGTACAGCAAGGCTTGCATGGCTCATCTGAGGCCGGATCACGAGTCGGTGGTGTTCGCTAAAACAAATAAGGTTTAATCATTCATCATAGTTGAAAGCTACATTCATCCATGATGAGAGCAATAAAAAATAATTACATCAATGGAAAAAGAAACTATAAAGAACAAAGTATTTGAGATCATAAAGAGTAGACTTTTTTACAAAGATACGCCACTTACGATGGAATCCAAGCTGGAGGATGATCTATGGATGGACAGTCTTGACGAGGTAGAGATATTGATGGAGCTGGAGAAAGAGTTTGGCATATTGATCCCTAATGATGATCCCGGACGATGCCTTACCGTAAAGGACGTTGTTGATTATATGATCCGGAGGATGGGAGAATGAGACAATACAACGATTGGGAAGAGATCGACAAGGACACGAACGGCCTTGTCACCTCGCTAACCTACATGGTGCTTTTCGTTAACGACCAAGTGTATAACTACACGGTATCACTCATGGAGGCCATAAGGAATAGCGAGCACTACAGGCATAACGCAAAACGGACGGCCAACGCTATCGAGAGGGAGATAAACGCTTATAACACGAATATCTTCCGGATATCCAAGGCCAACAAGGAGGCGTTTGCCGAGATAACGCAAAGCATGGAGGAGGACGTGCAGCCTCACATAGACCGGTATTACTACACGATCAGCCAGATATTGCTGGATCACGGGGTATCGGGCTCATCTAACCGGATCGCATCCCTGTCATCCACGATAAACATGTTGGCCCAGATGTCGAGGATCACGATAAGCGATTTCGGCGAAAGGATGCGGGGGATCGTCCCGTTGGCGTACAATCCCCTGTCCTATCTAGATTTGGGCAGGGTAGAGTTCCTAAGCGACCGGTTATCAAGTGAGGTCACGGGAAAGGACGTGAGAATAAACTTAAATGAGCAGCCCGGGATCGTGAAGGCGTTCACGGCGATAAGCAACGCCTTGCTAAGGCCGGAGGTCTTTGAGAAGGCTTTCGACAGGGCGGGATAAATAAAAAACTATCAATAATGAAAGATGTAGAATTATTCAGGGATTCTTTCCAGAATTTTAAAACATATCAAATACCAAAGGCACAGCTTATAATAGCAGATGTGCCTTACAATCTTGGGAAAAACGCTTATGCTAGCAATCCGTCATGGTACAAGGATGGAGACAATAAAAATGGAGAAAGTGAGCTTGCGGGAAAGAAATTCTTCAATTCAGAAAACGAGTTTAGACCGGCCGAGTTTATGCATTTTTGTAGCGACATGTTAATGAAAGAACCTAAAAAGCAAGGTTGTTCTCCCTGCATGATATTGTTCTGTGAGTACGAGCAACAATTCATGTTTATCGAATTAGCTAGGAAATACGGGCTTATGAAATATATTCCGCTCGTTTTCCGGAAGAATTTCTCGGCGCAAGTATTGAAAGCGAATATGAAAGTAGTTGGGAATTGTGAATACGGTCTCTTGTTGTACCGGGAGAAGCTGCCTAAATTCAACAATGATGGAAGGATGATTTTCAATTGTTTTGACTGGGCGGTAGACAACGATACGCCTAAGATTCATCCTACACAGAAGCCTGTGCCGCTACTTCGCAGACTGATAGAGATTTTCACCGATAAAAACGACGTTGTTATCGATCCTGTAGCAGGAAGCGGAAGCACGCTATTGGCCGCAGCCCAATGTGGAAGAAAAGCGTATGGATTTGAGATAGATAGAATTTTTTACGACAAAGCAAACAGGCTTGTTTTATCAAGAATACAAAAAACATTGTTTTGATATGAAAGCGAAAATAAGAAAAACAGGGGAGATTGTTGATGTTATCGCCTTCAAATCTTCCGAAGCCTGTCCTGAAAAGGATTGGGTGCGCTATGTGGATTCCGAGGGGCTTGATCTCATACAGGAACTCAACGCTCTAGAGGATCTAGAGGTTATAGATAAGACGGAGGATAAAGCATGAAGAAAATAAAGAAAACCATTCATGTGTATAGCGAAGGCAAATATATGGGGAATATTATGTACAACCATAGAATTCCCCTGTTATCAGAAGAGGAACTTGAAGATGAGATATTAAGGCATTTCCCTAATCTTAAAGGGAAAAGATGGAATTTAAAATTTTGCTAATAAATAGAAATCATGAATCAAATTTGCACAACCAAAGAACAATCATACCGGCTATTAGAGGCCGGGGTGAGACCGGAGACGGCGGACATGTATCTTGACGAGTTCGAACGTCTGGTCGCATTTGAATATAGCAGGATTAAAAGTAAAGCGTATCAAGATACAGTATTGCCCACTTGGTCTCTATCCAAGCTGATAGAGATATTACCTACAAATATTAATGGGTATATTTTGATTGTAGACTTCGAAAATAAAGGGGTAGAATATTCAATGACTAATTTTTGCGATAGACTTGACTATCTTTATATTAAAGGTTACGAAAACCTATTTGATGGTATAATTGATTGCATCGAATGGCTTATCAAGGAAGGATACCTTGACAATAAATTCCTAACAGATAAATGCGGCGATTGCCGACTTATCGAGGATGAAGACGCTAACGGAGAGGCTTGGTGCTCCTTCCATCAAAAGCCGGTAAGGTGCGATAGCGAGGCTTGTAAGGATATTTTAGAGAAAGGAGGTGAAAAATGAAAGCAATAACCATAAAACAACCGTGGGCATCCTTGATAGTCCACGGTATCAAAGACATTGAGAATCGTACTTGGAGAACTAACTATCGTGGACGTGTGCTTATTCATGCTGCCGGTTCTCATGGTAAAAAGTTTAGCGTCGATTTAACTGATGCCCAAATGAAGGCTGCATTTGGTACGATTGCTAAAGAAACAATGTTTGGTAATCTGCCTTTTGGTACAATCATTGGCAGCGTAGAGATTGTGGATTGCGTAGTAAATCATTCATCCATTTGGGCAGAGAAAACAGAAAACTACACAGTCGGCATGAATCCTAAACTGCATGAGAATATTACAGGCAGAAAGGTTGTCTATAATTGGGTATTGGCAAACCCTGTAATGTTTGACAAGCCGATAACAGGCGTGAAAGGCAAGCTTTCGTTTTGGGAATTTAAACAATAAGTATTTCAATGGAAAGAGATATTGATATGGGACAGGCTGTAGAGGAAGCGGCAAAATTATTTGCTGATAGATGTAGGATTAATAATTTCCAATCGCTATTAGACTACCCTTATGATGATATAGATATGATAAATGCTTTCAAAGCCGGTGCCGAATGGCAGGCAAAGCAATCTCCGTGGATAAGCGTGAAGGAGCGGTTACCGGAAAATCAAGACATAGTATTGGTTAGAGGTGAGTACGGGGGCAAAGCCACCGCTTATCTACATGGCAAGGATAGCGGCTTTATCGTTTACGGAGAGGACGCTTATAAGGTATTCGGGGAGGTTACCCATTGGATGCCTATACCCGATCTTGAGGAATAGTATTAACCGAGCCTTCACGGGAAGGCTCATAATTAAAAAACAACGAATCATGAGCAAATATACATCAAAACAAATTGCCGAATCTGACGATCTGTTTGAGAAACAAATACGGAAAGTCAGAAAGTTTTATTTGAGTCGTAATCCCGATAAAATGATGATGCTTGAAGAAAGAAAAGCCGTTATCAAAGAACGGAATAAAGGTCTTTCCCCGGAATATGACAAGGAGTATTATTGTGGAACCTGTGGAGCAAAAGACGGTGCGGAGCATCCTAAAACCGGATATTGCTTTCACTGTGATACTGATAACTGGATTTCAAAGAATAACTAACAGCTAAGAATATAAAGTATGAAGAACGAATATTTCAACATGATATGCCAGAAGGCTCCCGAAGGGAAAATGATAATAATGGCCGTTGTTCCGGATAACCTTCTGGGTGAAGGATTGCCTCCCATTTTTGAAGTTCAGGCGGTAAAGCCGGTTCCAACAATTTACACCGGGACCTATCCTAAAATCAAGGTTATCTCTGAGACAATCAAAGATAGATCGGATTTGCAAGGTGAAGGTATTAATGGTATAGTCTCCGGAGAAAATTGGTATAATGTATCAAAAGAGGATAAGAATACTTACGGAATTAACATCTAAGAAAATATGAATGATTATAAAGATAAATATGGATATTCAAATCGGAGGAAAATAGAAGTTCCCCAAAGAGAGTTTACCATTCGAGGACATAAGGTGTCTGACATTAAGAGAGAAGATATTGAAAATTTCTGTAAAGCAAGAGCTATTCCACCTGAATGGTTGGTGAGTGAGCTTATCAAAGAAATTGATTAACGTAAAACTAATAAAAACTGAATCATGTTGCAAAGCAAAATAGATAAGGCCATTGAAACCCTACAGAAGTATGAAAAACTTGCTTTGAAATACTCTCCAAGCGGTTTTCATGTGGCTTTTTCCGGAGGCAAAGACTCACAGGTAATCTATGAGCTTTGCCAGATGGCTGGAGTGAAGTTCAATGCCTATTTCTACAAAACGTCTGTAGACCCGATGGAAGTACTTCGGTTTATCCGGTCAAACTATCCCGATGTGACTTGGCTGTATCCGGAAAAAACGATGTTTCAGCTTATTCTTAAAAAGAAGATGTTACCCCTCCGGAATCGTCGATACTGTTGTGAAGTAATCAAAGAACGAAGAGGATTGAATGAACTTGTAGTAATCGGTATAAGGAAAGAAGAAAGCGCACGCCGGGCAAAACGTAAAGAGTTTACTTCCGATTGCAAGCTGGGATGCGATAAACCTTTACTTTCTATCATTCTCGACTGGACAACTTCGGAAGTTTTCGAGTTTCTGAAAATGAGAAATATTCCCGTTTGTCCTCTTTACAAAATCATGGATAGAATAGGTTGTATTGGTTGCCCTATGAATAGTAAAGGCCAACGTTCAGAATTTCGAATGTATCCACTACACCGTCGAGCATATATCAATACAATAGAAAAGCTACGGACTTTATACGGAAAGTACTTAGAGTTCGACTCTGCCGAAGATGCCTTTAATTGGTGGTGTTCCGGAGTAAGCAAAGCCATCTATTTGGCTAATAAAAAACAATTAGAAATTCAATTTTAAGAAGATATGAACATGAAAAAGAAAAAAGTTACAATGCTAGCGATTGAACATTCAAAAAAGGTGTGTGATCCACAGCCAGAATCAATAGACCGGATGGATGTCAGAAGGTTGGTTATGGATGCTTATAGGATAGGTTATAATAAGGCTCATTCCGAGCATGTAAAGTGTATGAGCGATATTGTAAATATGAACTTGTCTGATATAGATTTTCCCGTGTTTACTCATACCAAAGAATTTAGAAATCACTTCGACTTCATAATGATGAAAATTAAGGAACACTTTAACGGAGAAAGATCCGCTATTGTCGATAAAAATACTTGATGAGCCAATCAAATCGAGGAATAAGTAAACTATAATATGTCATGAAGTTAGGCAAGCAAACGATAGTGTTCTTGGCCGTAAACAAGAATGGTGACGAGGTTATCCTTGATAACTTCCCCGTGCGGCAAGGAGAGGTATGGACGGACGAGAGATCGGCGCATGACGAGGAATATTTTTCCGTCGAGGATCACAACTCGGCGATCGTACTTCCAAAAGGCAGTATTTATAAATTAACAGGTAAATACTTAACGTGGGAAGACGACCCCATATCTCTTAAATCCGTCATTGAGACAGATTCATTATAACAGGCACATCAAGTGTCTAATCCGAGCCATCACCTCATAGAAGTTGACAGGCTCGAAATCCAAGGAATCCGTGAGGAGGTCTATCTCCCGTCTTACGGATTCCTTTTTCTTTTTATCTTCTTTTTTCTTTCCCATAACTCATCGTTTATATCGTTCCTGTGACGATGGCAATCGCAGATGAACATCCTTATCTCATCGGACATCAAGGCTCCTATATCGCCAGACAAGTAAGCGATAGGCTCCCCTCCGATCTCCATATCCAAGGCCAAGGACATATGATCCGTCAAATGGCGGCACTCATGGAACAGGGAATTAGCGAACTCCCTATAGGACGAGGTCCGGCCTATCACCATGACGGATTCCCGGCTGCGGTAATTAGAATAGGTCAGTCCCACGTCCAGCTTGCAGGAGCCTACGTTGCCATAAGCCTCCCGTATCTTGCTTTCCGGGCAACCGACCCTCCTCAATAGGGCTATGATATCGGATGTCCTCGAGCACGTGACGTTATACAGCACGTGGATCACCCAATCGTATCTCTTGATATGGTAATCCCGTCGTATCATCTCCTTACCGTCTTGAACTCCCGCTCTATCCTCCTCCTTTGTTGCCGGGTGAGATTGGTTGCCTTGAGATTGCCCACCACCTCGGATACCTTGTCAAAATCCTTCTCCGGCATACTCGCCAGCACGTCCTTGGGGGACTCTCCCTTCAAGATCCTCAGTATGTAGCCCCAGCCTCCCATCACATCATCTCCTCCCAGATTATAGGCGTGCCGGACCCGATGCAATCAGCGTAGAACCGGGTGAACACTATCCCGTCGTAAGCGTCCGGATCGTCGCAGACGTTCTTGACATAAAGAGCGGCGTACTGCTCGTTAGGCACGGAGGAGCCAAGATAATCGGCCTTGCACATGTTGGCGGCGTAAACATAGTCGTATCCACCCTTTTTCTTCACGTCCACGCTATACTTCTTCAGCATCTCATCCACCTGTTCCTTCGTGAAAGGGGTTATCTTGACCTTCTTCCCGTTTCCGTCCTCCTTCTCCATCATGGATACGGCCCAATCGCACATGGCCTTGGAGAAATGCCAGCCATACGCCTTCAGGTAGGATCGCATGCCGGAAGGGAAATCATCATACATATCTAGTCTCATATTCCTCTGTTTTTTAGGAGGGGGAAACCGGTCCCCCCTCATGGTTATCTACGATATCGTCTCGAGTAGCGTCCGGTGCCCGGCACCCCACGGCGATTGCCATAACCGCCACCGGATGATCCACGACCGCCGCCACGGTTGCCGTAGCCGCCACGCTCCCACATCTCACGGAACTCGTCGTCGTCCTCGAACTCATCGTCTTCGTCTTCCTCCATGCGGTTGCCATAGCCTTCCATGGCCTTCCGCTTCCCTTCCTTACAGCCAAGCTTATAGGCCTCCTTCGCCAGTTCCAACATATCCTCGTCTTCCATGGCGTCGAATTCCTCGATCAGCTCTCTCAGTTTTCTGCTATATGTTCCCATATCACTCTGTTTTTTTATTCTTGTTATTATTACCGTTCACGGAACCGACAAGTTGCTCCATCATGGCAACCAACCTTGCGTTAGCCTCCTTCAGATCGGACATCTCGTTTCTCATGTTAGCGATCTCACTCTCCCTCTCCTTCTCCCGGGCAAACTCTGGGTTCAGTATTACCAGCATCTTCTCGCACCCCTCAATCACGGATTTATGGTAATCGATGCTGTCAAGTGCCTGTCGGCTTTGCTGCATCATGGCGTTGATCTCCGTATTCAGGGCACCTAGATCGCATGACACAACCAGTTTCTCCCCGTTTGTAGTGGGGTAATCCGTAATGGTAACGTCGGACAAGACGTTGGAGAAGCTGACGTTGTCCTCACCTACCTTGGCCTTTATGTCCACCACGATTTTAGCTTGCGGACCATACATATTGAAATTTGGATTCTCCGGTCTCGGAGGGGACACGCTGACTATGCTTCCAACCTCACAAAACGGCGTATTCCCCTTATGAAGGATATATAAAGGATTTCCTTGTCTCTGATTCTTGAACATATTTCTTGGTTTTTATGAGAGCCGGATCGCTCCGGTCTCTCGTTGATACTCTCTCACACCACTCCCGTCATTATCTGGAGCGTATTATTGCCCGACTCATAGTAACACAAGTAGATTCCGGTGCCGGTTATATCGGATGCCGTGACATCTGCGCCGTTAATGGTCGTTAGCGCCTGCGTGGAGCCGTTCGTGTCAAACACTACCGGCAACGTCCCGGTAGTACCAGCCGGGATAGGCTGGGCCAGACGGAACAAGATCAACCCGCTAAACGGGGCTGACAGGAACGGGTGATTGCGGAAGGAGAAACGAACGTTGGTCGTCCCGACCGTAACGCCCGTGCTCTCCAAACGTGGGATACCGTTCTTGTTCGCCATTATGAAAGGACTAATGAATGCCATAACTCTTTATTTTTAGGTTATTAACTCATTATCCCCATCCGTTGCCGAAGTTTCCCCAGTTACCGAGACCTAGGCCTAATCCGTACTGGGCGGCCACGCAAGTGGGTATGCCTACCACGGGGGAGTAAGGAACCTTTGCCACCTCCGGCTGGTTACACTCGATCTTGGCCAATCTTGAGCTCAAATCACCCAAGGCGTTACCTAGAGGGGCGGTCTGCGCCTGTAGAGTAGCGGCGAAATAGGCGTTCTGGTTGCTTTGGGAGATCTGTCCTTTCAAGGCTAGGTTCTCCGCCGTCAAGCGATCCATCTTGTCTTGTTGATACAAGTTCTTGAAATCACGAACCTCGTTGATGATATCACGGGTGTTCTGCAGACCTGAGTCACGGAGAGTCAACGTGTTGTTGTTCATCGTATTCACCAGCGTGTTTGTCTGGTTGCAGCTAGCCAATTGGTTCTCGTAGCCCATCTTAGTGATGTTGTTGTTAACCGTGCAGCAGCACTCGGCGATCTGGCTCAATAATTGATTGTTACCACTTTGGACGGCATTAATGATTTGTTGAGAACTCATGCCTACTTGGTTACCCACGCTCTGGATCTGTCCTTGGATCTGGCAGATAGCGTTTTGTAATTGCTGGGTAGAGCAATTCAAGGAAGATGACAATTGACTGATAGCCGTTCCGTTTCCTTGGATAGCGTTCATCAACAATTCACGCCCAGCGTCATTGTTCAATTGAGCGGGTAATCCATTAGCCCCGTTGTTGCCGAAGCCGTTGCCACCCCAGCCTCCCCATACGAAGAACAGGAGGATGATCCAGATCCACCAGCAACCACCACCGCCCCAAGCGTCTTGATTGCCCTTATTGTTCATCAAAGCCGCTACCAAATTGGGGTCCAATGATTTTCCACCACCGCCCATCAAGCTCGGGAGAAAGGCCATGATGTCAAACTTACTTCCACCGGAATTGCCTCCTTCGGGAGTACCGATAAAATAATTTCTATCCATTATCTTTAATTTTTGTCGTTAATCCGGCACCATTACCGGACACGACAAAAATCATGAGAAGGGCTTTGCTAAATAAATATCTCCTTGCTAGCTTGTTGCGAGGTTGTTGCTAGTTCTTTGCGGAAGGGGATGAGACAAAAAAAGCGCCGCCAATTTGTATTGACGACGCTTATTGTTGTTGTTTAGACCTTTCAAACCAAAGGCATATACAACGCTTAATTTTTATGGTTGGTTACTTTTTATATCTACCGGTTCCACCTGTTTCCAATACATGCATTGTAGCGTGGTTGGACTAGATATATGTTTTTTTCTATCTGAGTATTTATCAAAACTATTCCTTTCTAGGAATTCATTATACTCCTTAGCTTTTGGTTCATCTAAATTTTTCATATCATTCTATTTTATATAGCATGAAATAATTTTATATGGTAGACAGGAACTCTGACAATGAATCCATGTCCGAAAATTCTTTAACCTCACTGTCCTCATGCATATTTCTCGGTTTATTTCTATTACCTTTTACTATTTTCATCATCAGATCTATAGAGTCGCTCTCATTCTCCATAGAGACCCTCACTTTATCCAAGGCCAAAGCCTCTATTGTATTGCATAACTCATCCGCAAATGATCGAGACATAAAGTATACATCCTTAAAATCTATACGTACACATGGGCTATTCAAATCCTTAGCCCTCATATAGATTTTTTTAGCTTCTGTCCTAGAACGAAGCTCTCCCCTTATCAATTCTGATATCACAATTGTCTTTTCCATGATCTTCATTCTAAATATTCATAAAAATTAAACATCCTTTCCTCTTTATATGGTATCCTTAATGCCACTATAGTTCCATCCCATTTTATATAATCAGGAAGTCCTATATATGATGTCTCTTCCTCTGACATAAGATGAAACGCTTGCCCAGACAGCAAAAAATATGTTCCTCCAAGTCCCTTAGACAACATTCTCTTGCAAGTACTTATACCATAACCACGATTCTCGGTATCTGGTAAATTTTTAGTCGATATACCCTTTCCCGCGCTTTTTAAAGCCTCCACATCGTTAGTTATACCTCCCTTGCCAGACTTAACATAACTACCCAGTATACTTATACCATTATCCGCTATGCAAATGTCTATATAACTCTTTGACGGATAATACTGAGCAAATATATAACCAAATTCACTCTCTGAATGTTCAGATATATTGTCAATCGTCTCAGTCAGCATATAAGATAAAGCCTTTCTCAACTCTCCTTCAATATTTAATTGCCTTATCATTATATTCTCTGCTACAGATAGTATATCGTTTTTTATGCTATCCTTGCTTTTACATCCCGGGAACTTTATTATAGGAATATATTTTTTCATAGAAAAATATTCCATATAATTATGAAAATCACTAACACTGTCAGCTACTACACCTCCTTCAAAATGAATAGAGTCCAGATAGCTTTTAACACTGTCCGATATATTCTTGCAAACCACATTCTTACCGCACTTATCTCTATAAAGCATAAGAGGCAATAAGAAAAATGGAGTCACAAATGCCGTATATTGGAAGTTCCATATGAAATCATCATCATCGGAATTCTCCATTTTCAGGATTATCCTGAATAGATGATTGAAGGCTTCTCCTATCCTAATATCATTTACCGCATGTGGCATATATATTTCCATAATGAAACTTTTCGTATACAACAAAGCCTCTGCCAAGGCTGGTTACTTGACGAGGCTACAAAATCACCTTTTACGCCGCAAATGTCGCAAAAAATTTTGTTATATGAAAATTTTTTCATAGACAAATCACATGCCTTACAACATAACGCACCCTCAGACCGTACCGGATAGCTCCTCTTTGACGCTCTCCACCGTCCTTCTCAGATAGTAGCTCCTCCTTATCCTGTCCGGATACAAATTACGCATTCGGTTCACGGCTTGCCTCGTCATTCCAGTCAGATCGGATATGATATTGTCGCTCAACTTGCGATCGGCCAGTATGGTTATAGCCACTCCCCGAGCGTCAACGTTCCTCTCCTTGTTGTTGCTAAACATCATTACCGGATCGGTCCCGCACTCCTTGCAGACTGTCTCTATCACTTTTTTGTAAAAAATTTCCACCTTATTCATAAACTTTTTATTTCGTGGTTTGTTTTACTATCAAAGCCGGGCACAAAAAATGCACGGCAGAAAGACTTATAAGAATCTTCCCGTCGTGCGTGGCATGAAAAAATAATCAAACTTCCGATCCGATTATTTAGGGAAGATTCTTTTTTCTTTATCCTCCCTTTCCGGCTCGTTCTCACGAAGTCACCATCAAACTAATATAAATTATCATGAACAAAAAAACGTCAGCCCTTGTTATTCATATAACGCATTCATTCTATTATCAGAGGTTTCCCGGGTGTGAGCCACGGAAGCCTCACCAAATCCTATAGAACCCGCCTATCCCGACATAGGGAGACAACCCGTGTTTACTGATTCCATAACCGGCTATCGCTCCGATTCCCCATCTACGTGGGGTGATCGTCTTGGTTATATACTCAGTCCTTCTATAAACCTCGATGTAATCAAGATTAGGCTTATAGCCGGATATTGACAGCCGGTAATCATCCGTCTTGTACTCCTTGCTGGTTATCGGCACCGGGACATATATAGGTTCCTTAATCGTGTCACCGTCTAATGTAATGTAGACAGGAAAAGGCTCAGGTATTGTTTGTACCAGTGTCTCATAGACCGGGTACGGGATGCTGTCATGTATCGTGTCAACATAAGTAAACGTGTCGGTCTTATGTATTTGATTGCCATCCACATCCCCCCGGATATGGTAGCCAGCCGTGAAACTGGCTACCAAGCACACTAGTATTAATATGATATGCCACGGTTTCATTTTGCGATTTCCTCAATACGGATGCGCTCAATAAGGATTTGCCTATAAGCTTCCATCGCTCCGAATTGTGCACGTAGCAATACTTGCTTTTGCGTTGACAATCCTTTGAACATATCCGTACCAAAAAACTTACCTAGCTTTTCTTGCTTATCGGATAATTCGGACAATTCTATTTGGAGACGATCCGTAAACGTCTCACAGACCTTATAAGCCTTCTCGAATGGCCCTGCTGGACTCCATGACTCGTAACCGTCTTGATACTTCACATGATAGCCAGCATTTGACTTCTCGCTTTCGTTAGGTACTCTTCCCGCTTTAAGCAATCCTTTCTCAAAAGCTTCGCCCATTGTCATAGGTTCTGCTTCAATCTGTTTTGTTCCAATATATTTTTTCATCTTATTTTACGCTTACCTCTACAGCATTAGGTCTTGTTATTGTTAAAGTAAATTCCATCCAGCTATAACGTCCGACATTTCAGCCTCTCTCCCATTCTCAACCTTGCTCATCCCGGCCACGATCCGGATCATCTGCTCACGATCGTTGATGTTGATAGGATCATCAGCCGGGATACCGGCGTAATCGGATACGGCCTTAATGTAAGCGTCCGTATCATTCTCGTTTTCCGGCGCCCATCTTCCTATCATCTTGCGGATCGTGTCCAGCTTATAGTTCCGGTAATAGTTAGACAGGATCTTGAAGATCGCCCTGTAACCGTATGCCATCGTATTGAACTGCTTAAACGACTTGTCCTTGCTAGGTCGTATCTCGCCTTGAAAGAGATCACTATTGATCCGAATGTTTCCGGGGTTATTGTGCCTAAGTCCCCTAGGTAATTTTTCATTTGCCATATCTATAATTTTATTATTACATTTGTACACTTTGTTAACCTTGCTATCCTCACTTGAGAAAGACAGGAAGCTAAAGTTTTCTTGCTCCCCCTATCCATTTGGATTCGGGGAGCCTTCTTTATCGCAATCTTTATCCTCCTTATCCTCACTATTTATATTGTTCTCGATAGGAGGATTCCTATTGGTACATTTCAAATCTCTGCATTTAAGTACTTTGTATACCGCTATCTGGGTTGTAAGACGGTTATTCTCGTCACGAAAATGTCCCTGATCGTCGTATAGTTTATCTATAAGATTGCTCAAACCTTTCTTTTCCTCCTGACTTTTGATATACAATTCCTTCCATTGCTCACTCGCTTTCGTCTCATTCTCCAACTCGGCCGATTTCCTCTTTTGCGGAAACATCAGCACTGCTCCAAGACCACCTCCTCCAACAAAGGTTAATACGGCGGTTAACATCATCGTCCAATCCATTCTTCCGATCCTTTTTAATTAGTTATAAAACCATTATGCTCTCCTCCTCTCTCGCCGCCTCCCACTCGGCGAAATCGCTATCCACACGGTCTTTCAACGCCTTCCTCTCGTTAAGGAACGTCTTATAAGACTCCACGTATGACAAGTCCAGTATGCCTAGCTGGGCGGCGTTGTAGTCGTTCAGCTTCTTTTGCTCCACGTCCTTGTCCCATAGGGCGTTAATGCAGGCCTCCAATATCTTGTTGGCCGTCAACGTGGGCCATACCCTGACCTCGTTGTAACTATAGGAGATCACGGGGGCCATATCGTCACCCATCTCCCTTGTCTCCTCTATAATTTCCCACCGGTAAAGGTAGGATCCGTCACCGTCCTTTTCCATAGTGATCGGTATAGTGTCGCTATATGTTCTTTTCATGTCTTGTTATTTAATCGTTATACAAAAAAATTCCCGACGTGAGACGTGCGGCTACGCCGACGTTTTACGAAATTCGGGGAAAAAGCAAAGGCGCGAACCGAAGTTACGATACGCATCGGAAGGCGCATTAAGCGTATGCACGTCAGCGAGGCCCGCACGCGACCCGTCGCCCGCATTACCGCCAACCAGCACCACCTGCATGCGGTTAGCCGATGTGTAGGTGTAGTAGTAGTCGCACCAGTAGGTAGAACTACTACCGCCGATCTCCGTAGCTACGATATCACCATCCTCACCTAGGAGCATCTTCTTGGCATAACCATTGGTACGGCAGATGTTGCCTTTCTTGTTATAGCCTATGTAAGATGTATCGCTGAAGTTTGACGGGTCATCGGTAGTCCATAAGATAGACAATCCGGAATCACCCGTGGTGACTTGTATGTTGGCCCCATCGGTGTATTTCCAGATATGGCCGAACGGATTCTCTATACCACGATACCTGTTAGCCATCAATGTGGCATGAGTACCGCCGGAAGCGTTCTTCACCACATATGCCTTCTCTCCCGAGCCGTTCCCGAACTCGTTGGTATAGCCGCATGGGATAAGGGGATTCGCGTTATTGAAGTTAGTCCAATCCGTCATTTGCGTCGGTCCCGGACCTAGGCCACCTTGGGCGAAACCGTTAGCGTCCTTCTGGGCGTTGAAAGGCTTCTGGCTGTCCAGCGTGGCGTACTCGACGGCGAATAGCCAGAACAGGATCTTGTGGGCGTTGTAGGTATACATTTCCCATCCGCTGCCTCTTTTCCTTGCGGCTTGCCGGAATTGGTCTCGGGTGAGGTAGGTGACGGGACAACCCAATAAGGAACGGTAGGTGCCGTCCCAGTCGGCGGTGTTGTCGCCACCTCTTCTATTTACGTTTGTGCTACCTACTCCATAGGCAGACAATAAAGTCATCGACGGCCTATCTATTCCTCCCTCGAAAGCACTCATATAACGTTTATTAATATAGGTATATCCGGGCATAGGAGTATCAGACATCATACATCCAAACTTAAGGCCTTTTATGTAGAAACGAATCCAAAACCTATCCATTTCTGCCATTATAGCCTCTAAAAGATAATCTATAGACATATCCTCTTGTGACCAAGAAGATGCTCCTAAATATTTTTTCACTCCCCCGCTATTATCTAACACGCACCCTCTTATCTTACTCTGCACCGGCAACTCCCGATGTAGTTGCATATTACCCACACGCTTCCCGTCCGGGCTTGACGATGCCATGTCCCACTCTACACCGTAGGCGTACCGCTCCTCTATATCAGGGATGTCCTCCCAAGCGGGGGTCCACTCGGTGGAGATGTCGCCGTACTCGAGCTTGATCTTGTGGATGGTGGAGGTAGAGGTAACTGTATTTGGAGTGCTAAATATAACAAGACGTGTATTATCCGCTTGATGACCAACTAAAGTAGTAAGCCATTTAAATGTCTTGTGAGCTTTCCCATTTACAAAATCTGTAGGAAGAAACTTGGCTAATGACCCCACATACGCTCCAGAATTAAATAAGTCTAACGACTCTTTGCCGTCCCCTATCTCACCCCATATAGTTACAGTGACCTGCGTCCCATCGGGTATCTGTTCCGCCAACCAATAACCAGCGATTTTGTAACTAGAGTTACTTACCTCCTTCCCCGATCCCAGCAACAGGTTCCTGCCGTACACGGGCAGCTTGCGGTACTTGCCGTCGGCCATCAGCGACTTATCCTTGTCCCCCTTGGTCTTCAGCGTTATCGACACGTCCGGATCTTCGTTTTTGGCCTTGTCCGGCGTTATGGTTATCTGACCGCTAGACGGGGTGGAGGTGACAACGGGCTTTAACTTATCAACGTCCGTCCTTAGACCGGTGACCAGATTCCGGATATCCGTATCGTCGTAATTATCCAATCCATCCAACTTACCCTTATCTTCGTCAGTATAATTATTGTCCGTATGGACGTAATTAGCGTCCTTTACGATGTGATCGTCATTTGTTAATTGGGATGTCTTGGTTGGGATCAAAGCCGTTATCTCCGCACGCAAGTCATTGAGAAGACCGGTTAGGGTTTCCTTATCCGTAATACCCTGCAAAAAAAGCTCGATCTCATGGAAGGTATCTATAGCGTCGCTCGCTCCATCACCCAATAACGTGTCGATATCCGCCTTGATAGAGGCGATCTCACTCCTGACCCATTCATCATCATAGTTGGATAAGCCGTTGATCTTAGATAACAGCTCATCCGTAAGGTCGTTTGTGCTAAGTCCCTTCCCTTTGATCTTCTCGACAAACCTATCGTCAATCTGTCCGGACGTGTAATAACCTGACAAGATACTCGTGACCTCCGCAAGTATTTGTTTTTTCAAATCCAGCAACACTCCGGCCATATCCTTATCCTCTGTCATACCGGACAAGAACTCCACCACCTCCTGCCATCTGTTGATGACATTGTCCGCGTCCGGATCTCCCGTTATAAACGTGGACAGATCGGAAGCCACTTTCCTTATGGCCGTGTCAAGATCCCCCTCTACCTCCTTCGCCCTGCTGATCTCGGAGGTTAAAGCCTCTCTTAACGCCGTATCATCGTAATTACTCAATCCGTCGAGCTTTTCCAAAAGAGCGTCCGTCAAGTTGTTATCCGTATGCGTGTAATCGGCATCGGTTACGATATTATCAGGCAGAATGGGTATCCCTAACTCCTCTAGGGACTTATCCCCGACCAACTCAACCCCGTTGATCCGTGGTTTATTGGTCATACTTTCATAATCTCCGGTCCCTACGGCAGGAACGGATATATCTCCCGTTAGCTTTACCGTTGTCACCTTGACGCTGCCGCATCCCGTATCTCCACCTACGGAGCACGACCGTGGGATAAGACGGAACGCATCGCAAGCGTCTACGGTGTACATGCCCTCCTTCCCTTTGTTCTCGATAAGGGTCAGCGTATAGACGCCGTTATAATCTTGGTCTTTACCTAAGTAAGTGAATCGTATCACGTTATCCCGGAAGTGGAGGTCTTTTACCGCCATCTTCTTATAGCCATTGGTCATGAAGACGCTAATGTTCTTGCCATCCAAAGACTCGGGCTTACCGTCCCGGAAGATGGTCCATTCTATATTGATGTCGTTTCCTATGCGAATAGCTTCCATATCCTTTTTTTATCCATGTTATTGCGCAAACGGGTCTACGATTTTTATATCATAAGATCCAGATTCATTCTCCTTGGCGTAAACATCGACAGAATCCAATCGATCGGAAAGAGTCAACAATGTATTATTATTTGTAGCAATAATTTTTACGGATACGTTATTCATCGATGAGCATTTTAATGATGGCTTTCTAAGTCCTCCATAAATAAAGCAATTTATAATATCGCCTTCATAAGATATTTTATTTATATCGCATATGTTTGTATTATTAATAGAATAAGTTCCCTCAAGCGTCAATGAAGCGCTAAAAACAGAATTGATTATATTTGATACCGTTTTTTTTGAAATGACTTTGGCGCCAAGACAAATCTTACTGGAGGCAAACTTACTAGCGCTCATACCAAACACAATAACAGATTCAATAGCCTCAATTTGATTACAAGACAGTAAAAAAGGAGATATTGAATCAAGGAGTCCTTTTACGCAACCAAACACCAATTTGGGTGATGATGTTAGCTTGAATTTTACAATATTATTATAAACGGAACCAGATCTCACTATTGTTTTATCCTTGATGTCCGACTGGGATGGGGTTCCCGTCTCTAAATGAGAGAACAGATAAAAATCCAATGAATCACTCGTGACAAAATCAAAATCAGAAGATGACAACGTGAAAAGGGCGTTCTTGAAATCGAAGCATACATCGTTATTATACTCATCTATTAATCTCCAGATAAAGCCTTTTCCAGAAGCCGATGCCTCTTTAAAGCGAGAAGTGTCGTTATCCAATGAGTAATAGACTGTCCATAGATCCAGATGGGAGTTTTCGAAATATACATCCCCCTCATGTATCATAGCGGAGGCTTTCTCGGAAAGCTCAGATGAAGACAATGCCTCCACTACGATATCAAATTGATGTCCCGCTGATCTTAACGTGCTAAAGACGGCGTTATAATCCGTTATCCGGTATTTATTCCCTTGAACAAGACCGCCACTATCCCTAAGAGTTACTAGCTCCGAGTGGGTTATCTCGATCAAAGCCCCACCGCCTCCAGAACCGGCCAAATCATACTCTTGCCCGTTTACGTTTACCTTTTTAATCGTGCTCATAATATCCTTAGTGTTTATTTAATTGTTAATATATCATTATCTACCTCCACCGACGTATCGGTAATCGTAAGCGTATCATCGGAAACGCCGGCCGGAAGGTTCCTTGTCAATACAAGCAGGCTACCTATCACGAAGGCCTTGGGTGTCCCGATCATCAATATGTCATTCTCAACCTTCACCGATGGTATCAAGGCTAACAAATCTTGTATTCGCTTGGATTGCTCGTCTATAATCCCGGTGAGCTCTTTATACATGTTGTTAACCTTGTTGATCAATGGCTGTATGGCCGCGTCTATTTGCTCCTTGACACTTCCCCCGTCCAGCCGGGGAATCACCACCGTTCCATCCTCCAATATCGAGAGGGCGTTCTCCCGGCTCGACTCGTTGTAGCCTATACCATAAGAGAACAAAACTTTATTACCGTTGATCTCAGAGAGGTTGTAACGTCCGAACGACACCTCGTGATCATTGGACACGGAAACATGGTCACCATGGGCAAAAGCGTAACTGGCCCTAACGACAGAGCATGAGTATCCCCCCACATGAGACCATCTGGCATTCCCCCGGATGTAATCATCACCGATATGCGACAGGCAATCTATGACGTTATTCTCGCCTTCCACATGAGCGGCGGTGGCGTAATATATCGTGGAACCATCCCCAGACTCACGTACGAGGTTGGATTTTCCCTCTATGTGACATCCCGTATCCATAGATTGGGGATAGACCGTATTCCAGCATCCCTCTATATGGATCACGTGGTCAATCTGAGCAGCCCCATGCGCGGTTACGGAGGCCCCCGATACATTTCCACGACCTTCCACGTGTACACAATTGTTTAAAACGACATTATTAACTCCCTCTACATGGTTTCTTTCCCCAAAGGAAGCATGTATATAATAATCATTAAACAAGTCCTCACTTACGATAATTTCTTTCCCCCATGCGAGGCCATATGTATCCCATATCGTCCTGATCAAATCCTCTTCGTTAAGAATTTTTTTCCCCCCTTCAACGGGCGGCACGTAAGATCCATTCTCTATACGAGCGGCCAGTCCCTCGACATGCGACAGCCCTCCCCAAGCGATCCCGTTCATCCCTTCCACATGCCCTTGTGGTCCCAAGCACCACGTCTCCCTCCCCTCGGCATGGGCGTCAGCTGCGAAAACATTTGTCTTATGCCCCTCGGCGTGAGATCTAGGACCGGTAGCGTTCGTATTCATGCCCTCGGCGTGAGCGTAGGCTCCGGCGGCCTTGTTATTCTCGTAATCGTTGAATATCTCGGCGTTCTTGTAACCGGGGTAGTTTCGTCCTACGCCGTTTCCTCCCTCGGATGAGATTTCTATATCACCCTCCCCCAATATGGATTCCCCGTTAACCGTCTTGAAAGAGGTGCTTGAGGGTAATGCCCCGACCTCATCGGCCGTATATGATGGTTTAGTGGATGACATTATCCATTCTGGCTTATTAAGGACATTGGTCCAGTCTATACTGGCGGGACCTCCAGAAGTCCCGTCCTTACCTCGTGGGATACCTAGATTTATCACGTACGATGGGTTTCCCTCACTATCAACCCCGGTTCTAACGATATCGCCAGTGGCATCGCTACCCGCGGATAGGGTGGTGACTCTCACGTCTTCCAATACTGGGGTCTTCCCTGCCAGACCCTCCTCTGGAATATCCGCTATCTTGTCAAGCAAGACGTTTATCTTATCTGTTGTCTTGTTAATGATTCCCATATCACACCTCCTTCAACGATATACCCGTTATTGTTATAGTGGCCGTACTATCGGGGAAGAACGACATAGCCACCGCGTCGCTTACCGTGCTATCTCTCTTGTAGACCGTTATATCCACGACAAAGGTCTTTACGGATGTCGTTATCTGCTCGCCATAGATCATATCTCCCGAGGAAAGGTCGTTGAACTCTCCTCCGGAGTCTATAGAGCCTATGCCGGCCAAGAAAGTGACCGTACCGGAAGCGACCTTGGCCGTGACACTTAGCCTGTATATATGCCCTTGCGACAACTTGCTCCCGAGATATCCCTTGTTGAACAGCACCCATCCCTGATTGCCGGACGAGGACATGACCGTCATATTACCGCCGGAAGTGGAAGCCGTCAAGGTACCCGTCCCCTTCTTCAACACGCTCGTATACGTGCCTGATGTCAACGAGGTACCCAACAATATCTCGTCACCCGTTATAATAGCCTTCTCGAAATTAGCGGTCAAGGTCTTATTAGCGTCCCAAGTGACGTTGTGGGTCTGGTTCCCCCCATCGCTCCAGCTGACAAAGCGGTAACCGGAGGCGGGGGTAGCGGATACCGCGCGTACCGTCCCCTTGTCGGCGGCACCTCCTCCAGACACGGTACCGCCCTGTTGCGGGTTGGCTATCAGGGTCACCGTATATTGAGTCACCTGTATCTTGGTGAAATACGCGGTTATCCCCTTGCCTGAGACATCCCATGTAACCAAATGGCGTTGGGCGCCACCATCGCTCCATCTGGAGAACTCATACCCATCGTTGGGTATAGCCTCCACGTACTCCTGCTCTCCCTCGTATTTGAACAGCATAGATCCCGGTGTAGGGATTGTCGTACCTCCCTCCTGCGGAGACACGTAGATCCCAACCGTTATCAAGGAGGTTTCTCCAGTGGTCACATACAAGGTCCCATCACTTTTCTTTCTCACGTCTCCCCCTCCAATGTCACTGGGATTAAGAGTCAAGAAATTATTCCCTGAGCCAAAACCGAACACAAGTTTCTCCGGGGAGATAAACACGCTCTTATCTCCCTTGTGCATATTCAGCTCTGGCATACCCGTATTCTGGTTCACGGCGAAACGCATGATCTCTTCCCCGTTATAGGCGATCCTCAAATAACCGTTAGAGATGACAAGCTCCGTCTTAGTACCAAGGGAGTGAAAGATGCCGTTCATGTCCACGGAGCCATCGGTCTTAACTATGAACTTATCATTTACGTTCAAGTTACTTGTTTTTATCGCCTTGGCTATAACGAGAGAAGTGATGAGCAAGTCCGTATCTATCAACTGGGTATTGATAGATGCCCCGTTTATGATGGTCTTGCCCTTCGCCGCTTGTTCCTTCATCGAGGCGTAATCGGCGTATCCCAGCTGTTTGGCCATCTCGTTTTTGTCCGCTTCGGTAATCGTCTCGATATCGGAGATAAGACCATCGGAGGCCTCATTGACCGCCTCCTCCTTGATCTTCTGCTGGATCGCCTTGTTAGCGTTCTCTATGGCCGTGGCAAGTGAGGCATAGGCGCTGTTGAACGCGGAGAACTTGCTATCGACAATCTCCTTCTCGGTTATTGTCGTCTTACCGTCCGAAATGGCCGTCTGTATAGATGCCAACAGGTTATCCACCGCTCCCATGAACGTCACCTTGGCGTTCAGTAAATCCGTTTTTGGGGTACCGGAAAGGAAAGGGTTGGTATATAACGTGTTGTAGGTTGATTCCACCTCTTTCTTGGTGGCGTTCACCGTATTGGTGTACTTTCCTATGGCCACCGCCTCCGATCTGGAGATAATCCCGTCCTCGAATGCCTCGTCCGTGAAGTCCTTCAAGCCCAAGACATCGCTCTTGGCGGTATTGGCGCTGTCCATCGCGCTCGTAGCGTTCTTGTTAGCCTCATCCGCGGCTTTCTGGGCGTTATCCGAGTATGACTTAAGATTATCCTGTATTTTTTTGTTAGCGTTCTCCACAGCGGAATAAAAATTACCGCAAGCGGTATTGAACTCCGTGTATTTATCGTTTATATCGGCTATCTCCTCTTCCGTGGCCTTCTTGTCCGCTATGGCCTTGTTTACGGCGTCGATCAGGCTATCTATGGAAGAGAACAGGGTTTCCTTGGCCTCTTCCAAGGAGACAAGCTCTGCCCCGTCAAGATAAGGATTGATCCTCAACTCATTATATGTAGCCAATGACGATGCCTTCTCGTTGTTTACGATATCTATATAGCGGGCGATATCCTTGGTCTCCGCCTCCGATATGATTCCATCGGCGAAGGTGTTATCAACGTAATACTTGAAATTATCCACCGAGCCTTGCACTCCCTCGATAGCCTCTTGGGCGGCGGAGGCGGCTTCTTGGGCATTCTTGATGGAATTATTTATGCCTTCCATGTCCGGCTTGTCTGTCAAGTTCTCGAAGCCGGCAGACCCCGGTTTTATGACTACCTTGCCCGTGAATACGTTCTTGTCGGCGTTCGGGGAAATGACCGTCACTTCCTTATTCAACATCGAGTAAGAGTTGATACCGGAATACAGCTTGAAGCACGGAGCGTCATCGTCGTAGGAGGATAGATAAACTACATGCTGACGATTGGTATCCGTCTTGTTGCCTATCGTGACGATCGTATCACCCGCCTTCGGGACCATGCTGCCGGGGTCACAATCATCTATCGACAAGTCTATATGATCACTCCCCAAGCCTACGACCCTGCGCCAGTAATACTGGTTACGGACATTATGGGATATCCCGGTCTTCACGTTAAACTCCCGGCATTGGGCCATGTCATCGATAGCGAACTCATTCACGATCTCCCTCTCCCCGTCGGTCTGCCGGAAATAACACCTATACACGTTGGTAGTGGCACGTCCGGAGCCTCCTAATGAGTACAACCGGCTATCCTCCACATCATATAGCGGATCACCGTTAAAGTCATACAAGGCATCCAGATCTACCGATACCTCCTCCACCCGAATGCACTCCATGCTCGCCGGAGATAATACGATACGCCCTCCCACGTGAGAGAGGTGCTTGATCTCCAAGGTATCGAAATACGCTTTAAGGCGGATGTAGATCTCGTCCGCCTCTATATATGATTTACCGGTCTTTGGGTCCCTTTTCACGAGGAACCCCGTGCCGAAAGGACCGGCGGCAAAATCCTGAGACTCGATATTATCGGATATCAATCCTCCGAGGAGCTTGATTAGATATTTGGTCTGGTCCGGCTTGTCCTTGCGCAAGAATGTCGCCAACGAGCGAAGGGCGGAGAATACGTTGCTGTCGCTTGCCGGGGTGGAGTCATTGGTACGGATAACGTATACGCCGCTTCCCCCTGAACCGGTATATGTCTGTCCTTTATAAGTCAAGGAATCAACCTTGTCCTCCAATTCACCAAGCCGGCTGTATTGAGTGCTCTCGCCTATAGTATATACAGGAGAATCATAAGGGATATCAAGGCTCATCTCCCAGCCTATAACACGACTGATACGCCCTTCCGACGAGAAGAAAGCGGGATTGACCATCCGCATCCTCTGCCCCACGTCGTAAGTCCGGTTGATCTGGTCTTGATAGACCCATTCCGAGTCCAACGTAGTCGGGTACGTGCCATCGTCAATACTGGTTCTCTTTATATATTCTTTACCCTTGGCCAGAAGCTCCGCCTCCGCCTCCGATATATATTGGTCGGACACTAATTGTATATTGAATCCGGAAAGTATATATTTATCGCCGTTCTCCGGACGGATCACATCGTCTGGTAACAAGCGGCCATAATCCTCGTTAGCGACGATCTCCCATAATTGCTCGACGGGTTCCGCTCCCTCGGGGTTAAAAGTGACTCCGAAAGTCATGCCATTAAGTCTCCCGGATTGGAACGTGACCTTCAATCCCTCGCCCTCTATGATATACTCATCCTTGAACACCAACCCGGTATCCTTGTATTGATAAGCCTTGAAAGTCCCCGTCACCTCGCCGTCCGTCTCTATGTTCCTGTCTACGGTCTTAACATCCGACAACGTACCTATCCGTCTGGGATAGATATCGTCAAATACCACCACGTCCTCCACGGCCTCGGCGTTGGTCATGCCGGGATAGGCATCGATATACGGTGTCCCAGATGGGAGCATGAGCCGCTTTTGCACGACACCGTTGACTACGGTCTGCTCATCTACCGGACGATAGTTGACAGGGATGTTTCTGGTACCTCCGAACACGTATATACGTGTTGCGTAAGTACCCTTGCTATCGTTACGGGTCATAGAGGAAGCCTCTACGCCCAACTCTATCTTTACGGCGTCGCCGAACTCGCAACGCCCGAAATGGATGATATTATCGGTTATCCAGCAGTCGCAATTCCACTTGTCCTCGGCGGCCATCGAGAAAAGGGCGTCCAAAAGGTGGATATTGTCATAAGACATCAACACGGCCTTGTTCTCGACCGTGTTGTCTATATCAAAGTCATAATCGACGCCGTTATACGTATATCCGTTAGCTTTAAGGTTACGCAGGAACACGCCCAGTTGCGTGTCAAGAGTGGCGGTAAGGTTCCATCCTGCCTCCTGTCCATGATTTTCCGGGGTATACTTGAATATCTTCGTGTTCCACTCATAATAATAAGCGTCCAACCTTAACTCATAATCATATTTTCCCGGCACCACATTGGGCTTCTGCAAGGATAGGTATTTATATACCTTGGACAACTTACCTCCTAAAGCGTCATCGAGTACCCCGCTCATGTCCACATAGTCGCCCGGCTTGAAATCAATAGGCGTTTCAACGCTAAAAGGAAGGGTTATATAGTCCTCCTTCATCAAGGTGAATCTCCCCTTTGCGCCCCGGTTTATAGGGGTCGAGAAACGAGTATTGCCCAATATGTCCTTTATCTCGATCATGAACTCAAAGTTCACGCATATAAGGGGGATGGCAAAAAATCAAGCGGACCTAAAAAAAACAATGGCGGGATTGTTGTAATTTTGTTGTAGGAGGAAATAAAAAAGCCCCGAACTGTGGGAAGCGGGGCCTGTGAATAATAATTAGAACTTTCGACATTTAATTTTTAAGTCTGTATCACTGCCTGATATATACATTCTTAATTCACAATTATTTTCTGCTAAACTTATAATATCATATTTGACAAACTCTTTACCTTCAACAAAACAAGTTATAGTACTTCCTTCCAATATATATGTTCCGGAACCATTTCCAAAATATCCACTTCCGGAATATGTACCATCTTCATTAAAAGTAGCAGATGTTTCTTTCATTGGCCAATCCACATAACCATCTCCATTTCCTGTATCAACTTGATTCAAGACCCAAGTTCCGTAAATATTTTTCATTTCATCAGGGATTTTCTTTTCATCATCATCCGAACATCCAATAAAGGTAAACAACGGCAACATCATTGCCATAATAAACAAAAGCTTCTTCATTTTAAAAACGTTTTTTAATGATTAGTAAATTGCTGCAAATATAAAGCTATTTGTTAATATATGCAAATAGGGGAGGGTAAAATTTATATTTTACAACATATAATTTTCATAACTCTATAATTCACAACATTACAGCAACTTGCTTTTCCACGGCTTTTTTTATGAAAGCGTTAATAGAAACGCCTGCTTGCTTTGCCAGAACAGCCACTCTACTATGAAGTTCCGGTGATAAACGAACGTTCAATGAGCCAGAATAGCTCTTATGCGGTTCAATCCCCTCTTCCTCGCAATACGCCAGATAATCATCTACAGCCTCGTGGAAAGCCGTTGTAAGTTCCCGCACGCTTTCCCCCTCAAAATTAACAAGACCATCAATGCCTTCTATCTTTCCAAAGAAAACATTGTCCTTCTCGCTAAAAGATACAGACCCGATATAGCCTTTGTAAGTCAATGTATTCATATTTGTACTTATCTATCTCTTTTTTCCGAACAACTCGGAATGACTACCAATTCTAAGCAAGTCGATTATTTCTCCGTCAATCCAAATAAGAAGAAAATCTCCTTCGATATGGCATTCCATACAACCTTTATACTCACCTTTCAACATGTGAGGTTTGTATTCTTGTGGAATCGGATGGTCATTTATAAGCAGATTTGCGATATATTCAAAAGCTGCGATTTTTTTGGGGAATTTCTGAATACGTTTGAAATCTTTCTTAAACTGGCTTGTTGGGTGTAATTTCTTTTTCACTTCATTAATTCCTCCATCAAACTATCCACGCTGTCGAACGTTTCTTTATTCTTGGTCGTGCGTGCTTCCCTTATAGCCGCTATCGTTTCCTCGTTTGGCTCGGAGTATACAGCGTCCATCAAGGTGCTCTCTACAAAATTATTCAAACTCCTGTTCGCTTTCTTGGCTTGCTCCTGCAAGACTTGCAACAAGTCTTCACGTAAACGGAACGAGGTTTGTTTTCTTATTACTGCTTCCATATTACTTCTGTATTATATTGTATCGCAAAGGTAGTGCATTGTATGCAGAAAACAAACTTTCATGATTTTTATTTTGAGATCATTGAAGATAACATCATTCCACCTTTATCTTCAATGGATGCCCGCAGTTAGGACATTTATACCCACCATCGGTCTCTTTTTGTACTTCGGAAGGGGATGCGAAGAGTTCTGTTATTGGACAGCCTATTGCATCCATGATTCTTATTCAGCAGTTGCTTTGTAAACTTTCCCATCAATTTTAAAATAAACACCTTGTGGATAATATGGCTCATTTGTGAAAAAATCTATAAATGGTATATCCATTGTTCTTGCTACTTTATAAAGGAAATCATGTGTCGGATATTGCATTTTTTTATTAAACATATAAGCAGACATCCCTAATTTTTCAGCAACTGTATTAGGAGATATATGATGCTGTTTAAGGCATTCGTTAGTTCTTAGCTGAAAAAATCCATTTTGAATATGATTTTCCATAAAATCTAACTTCGTTGTACTTGTTGTTTTAAATGTGTTTAATGTCGGATTTATAAGATTTATATAGAATTGTTCTCGAACTCTTATGTCTCCTATTATAATTCTCTCAATTATGTATACGATAATAGATTGATTCCTGTTATATGCGTTTTGAACAGATTTTGCATTATATTCGCCTTTGGGAAGTGCGGTAATATAATTATTTACCCTGTTTTTTAAGTTCCAAGTTGAGCCTATATAATTATCATCTCCAATTTTTAGCATGTAAACAACTGGATGTACTTCTTCTGTGAACCATGTGAGTGTATTATTTTTATATACACAGCACTTTTCTAATAAATCGTAGTCGAACATAGTATCTAAATAAATTACAACTTTTCTGCTAACTTCTTAATATCTTCCTTGCTATTGATTACATGGGTGATGTTGCCTATTCGGACAGCTCCAATTACTTCTGCATCAGTTTGTCTTGTTGACGCAAACAAATCCCTAAACTCTACGTCAAGATATTTAGCAATCTCAATTAGTGTAGGTATAGAAACCCCCTTGCCGCCATTTATTATATTGCTAATATACTGAGGAGCCTTGCCCATTCTATCTGCAAGTTCTTTTGACGTCATATTCTTATCCGAAAGAATATCCTTTATCCTTAATTTGAAAATATCTGTATTTTCTGTCATAAATATTTTTTATGCAAATATAGTCTTATTATGTAGTTGTAAAGAAAATAGGTTTATTAAAGTGTCTTAAATAATCGCATTTTCTTTACTTTTTATTGTTTAGTAAAGAAAATAGGTTTACTTTTGCATCATCAAAATAAAACAACAGTACAATGGCAACACAGAAATACAACAAGAGTGAGATCATGAAAGACGCATGGAGATTATTCAGACTTTACCGAAAATTCTCTTGGTCTTTTGGCAAGTGCCTTTCTATAGCATGGGATAATGCCAAGATAGAGATAAAAAATAATGAGGCCAAGGCCAAGAGATTGGCAGAGGAAGAAGCTAGACGCATCGAGTATCGCAAGCATGTTGTCTTATCTCATGTCGGTATGGCTAGCCTTTACGGTAACAGGGTTTATTCGGGTGATTGATAACTATACATTAATAATATAAGGATATGGAAACGATAGAGGTATTGAAGAACGTACAAAGGATTGCGTTGGAGTGTATGATCGGAAAGAAACCGGTACATATAAACGTAGGCGTAATGCCGGAGACGGGCGGTTTATGCGTCACCGTACAGGACAGATTTCACGAGGTGGTCTACATGGAGATATTCAATGACTGGATGCCGGATCACAAGGAATGGAATAAAAAGACCTACGATAGGTTCATGAGCGTAATTAGCGACATGACTTGCAGGCTTGCGGGATAACTCGAACGACGGGGAGAGGATCGGAAGTAGATGCCCCTCCGGTAATACGGCCGGAGGGATTTTACAACAATAGCTCCATTGTGGTTTTTCGAGCCTTGAAAAAATAGGCCACGGATTTTGTCATATATAATTTTGTGATATGAAAATGATCGCTCACGTGACGGTAGCGAAAGAAGATATTTAAGGGCATTGATTCCAGTTGCAGACCGTCACAATAGGCAACTTCAATCTTTGCCCTTCGCTTTTTACCTTGTCAAGCGAGACTGGTAATAAGCAGGTAGGACGGCATACACCGGGGTTCAAGTCCCCGGCTACCACTTCGGTCAAAATAAAATCCTCAAAGGTAGTGCTTGACCGAGCTACCAATGAGGATAATATTAACCTTTATAACTGCACAAAGTTATGAATAATATTCGAATTTTCCAAAATGAGCAGTTCGGACAAGTAAGAATTGCGATGAATGAGAATGGAGAGCCGTTGTTTTGCTTGGCAGATGTAGCAAAGGCACTTGGTTATAGTAGACCAGCTGACGCTGTTTCACAGCATTGTAAGGGGGTCGCCATTTTACCGACCCCCCACTGTAAACCAGTACGGAGCAACGGTTATGCAGGAAATGAAGTATGGCAAAGAAGGAGAAGTGTATCGTTTGACAATGAAATCAAAATTACCAGATGCCGAAAAATTTCAAGATTGGGTATGTGATGAAGTCTTACCTTCTATCCGGAAAACCGGAGGCTACATGATATCCAAACCGGAAGATACTCCTGAGGAACTTATGGCACGTGCTCTTCTAGTCGCTCAAGACGCATTGAGGAGACGTGAGGAGCGGATCGCCAACCTAGAGCAACAAACCGCCCTTCAAAGCGAGGAACTTCAAGCCGCTGCCCCAAAGGTCAATTACTACGAGAAGGTATTGCAAAGCACCAGCACGTATAACACCAACCAGATCGCCAAGGAGTTAGGAATGAGCGCCGTCACATTGAACCAAAAGCTGAGAGAGATGGGCGTACAATACAAGCAAGGTGGTCAATGGCTATTGACACACAAGTATCAAGACGAGGACTACACGAGAACAAGGACATATCCATACGTCCAGCGTGACGGAACGCCCGGAACGGCGATGCAAACCGTATGGACGGAAAGAGGACGGGAGTTCATCCACGGTCTTTTTGACCTAAAGAGTACCATCGTGTCCGGGGTGAAGGAATTGTCACGCATATATAACAACATGGACGAACTTGAGAGAAAGGAAGATGTATTCAGCGAGCCTTTATATACGGACATGTCTAAGATAGACGCAATGTACGAGGCTTTCCAATCCATTTATTGCAAGTCCAAAATGACCGTGAATGATCGCAAGAAGTTCCTGTTTGTGATAATCTTGTTGTATTGCCCCAAAAAGTTGGCGGGGAAGAAAATGAAAAGCGGATTACGTGATAAGATAGCGAACATCCTACACATGAGACAACATTCCACCCTTTCCAACAACGTGAAAGATCTTGTCAAGGAATATGACTCTGATCCTAATTTCAAGAAAGACGTAAGCAAGGCGTACAATTTCATCACTCAAAATATAACTCCGGATATAAACAATCATCTATTATCCAGATTAGGATGAATGACCCCAAAAACCTTAACTATGATACCTGTGAACTATTAAATGATTGATTGAATATGAAAGACATAAACACGATACTAAACGAAATGCTTTTAACGTCCCAAAGGGACAAGAAGGCGATGGAGCGATTCAACCGGCAATCCTTGAAAATGGAGAGGCTTATCGATGAGCTGGAGAAGGCTTGCGGATTTAGCGGCACCAAGCCCAAGCCACATATGACCGTGTCGGTATACAACAACGGGAGGTCAAAGCCGGGAAGATTCGACCTCCGATCTTTAAATACGCATCTTTTAGCACAATAGGACGAAGAGCCGTCTAGCCAATAAGGGGCGGACGGCTCTTCGCTTATCCCCTTGACGTTGGGTCAGGTTCCTCGAACTTAACGGATAGCCTACTATTCAACCTGTTCCGATCCAATGCGAAGCTTGATGATCTCTTATGGACAAGGGTAAATGTCATATCAAGATCCGGAACACGCAATACGACCTTGCCTTGTTGAAGGACAGCCACGAACGCCTTATAATTCAGCATATATTCCTCTTGCGTATCCCCGTGTATGTTGAACGTAAGGGTAAGATCCCGGCTAGCCACCTTGGGATTATTGAACACGACCCTCTTCCCGTTTTCCAACCGGCTCTCGTTCTCTATGAAATCCTTGTTTCCCGCTGGGGTTAGCAAGGTCTGGATAAAACCCTCTCCCATGGCGACACGATACATGCCCCATGCGTCATTCCCGTTAATATATAGATCCCCTAACATAATATCCTTGCCGTTCCGTCGTTAATAATCTCCACCTCGCATCCCCCGATATTGACAAGCAATATCACGGAGTAGTTCCCGGCCTCTATCTTGGCCTTGCCCCCGTGCATCAAGATCACCTTATGCACCCTCGTGTTATCGTCATAACTCAAATACGCCACGGTATTACCTATCACACCTACGTTTGTTTTATTGTGAAGCTCAATCAGATCACGATCCACGTATATCCCGTAGGGAGCTATGTTTTTAGCCATGCCTCTAAATAAATCCAACGAAGGATAATTATTCTCCTCGCAAAACTCCCGCCCTTGCGGGGAAAAAAACAGCCAACATAGGCTCTTCCAGTCAGTGGCCTTGCCTGATTCACTGCAAGCCCCTAGCGAAATAGCCCGTCTCGTTATATCTCCAACATTCATACTACATGTTTTTAGTGTTAGTCTCTATACTTGTCAATTTATCCACCGCTTTTTTCAATTGTATCACGGTATTGGCGGTATTATCATTGATCTGCTGTAACTCTATATAGATACTGGCGATCATCGTCCTAGTCTCATCCGCCACATCATACAACGAGGCTATCTTTACAGATATCACGTCCATACTGGCCTTTATATACAAGAGGCTCAAGAATTGCTCGGAGCCTTGCAAGAACAACAGTATCTCCTCCCCTGTCATTTGCAGGGCGGTGAAACGGCCATTTAACTCATCGGCGCTATCTTGAGACATTTTCTCGAAACCCCCGGATGTAGCGGTCTGCTCATATTTATCATTTTTATCCTCTTGGAAATACTTGCTTGACGTATCGAAGACCTTCTGGGCCTCAGCGTCCATTTTTTCCTTCAACTTGTTCAACTCCGCTTCTTCCCAAGGCGAAACGATACCATCGGACATATAATCGGCCAGTTTCTTCATGAATTCCTCTACGGAAGGGGATAATTTATCCTTCAAGAATCCAATGATAGCCGTCTTGATCAAATTTTGGACAATCTTAGTCGAAGCCTCTGCCGCATCAGTTCCTGTAGCCCACGCCTCCGAATACGCTTGGGCGAACTCGTCAATAGCGGACATGACATCAGTTCCTGTTATAGCCTCTATCGCTTTTTCTTTATTGTCTTCAAGTTTGAGATTTATATCATCCAATTGTTTCTCCCATTCTTTTATACGCTCTTCATCCGTTTTTTTCTTATCCTTTTCCTCTAGGATTTGTTGCTGAATCATCAACTTCTGTTGTTTAAGGAGCTCGTCTTGTTGGTTGATCAGTTTTGCCGCACTTGTAGAATAAGCCTTTTCTATGGAACGGCCTAGCTTCTCGTACGAGGCATCCAACACATCGATCTGGTCTTGTAATCTCTGTATACGTTTCTCGTTCTTTTTGTCATGGATCTTAGCGATAGAGGACGCTAGAGAGGTCACTACCCCAATAGCAGCACCAGCGGCGGTTCCTATAGGGCCAAATAAAGACGCAGCTTTTTCTCCTATAACACCCAGTTTTTTTCCTATAGAAGCAGCTAGCTCACCAAACTTTTCCCCAGAAATAGCCCCCTCCATTCCTGATGATATAGAATCAAATATAGTCTCAAACCCATCCGCAACTTCTTCAATAGCATTTATATCAATAGACTCGCTTAGTTTTCGAAATGAAGTAGACAAGAATTGAACAGAGGTCATAACTTCATTTACACCCTCATTAATGAGCTGTAATGATTCCGTCAGTTTTTTGGGGTCGTCACCAGCGGCAAAGAATCGCCTCACTCCTTCTGTCACCTTGTCAAAAGCGGGTCGCAACTCATCGACCTTCTCGTTGGTGCTCTCAACGCTTTTCCCTGCCCTATCCATTATTTCAGGCATATCAGACCAAAGATCGAATTGTTCCTGCGTTATGCCTAATCCCTTGCCTTTTGATTCATCCCATTCTCCGGACTTAAGAAACTCCAAGGCCTCTTTTCCCTTGGTGGATATCTCTATCAACTCCTTTAGAGTCTTGTCCTTCATGTCTCCAAAAAGAGCGATTATGGCATTGGCGGTATTGCCACTTTTTATCTCAAGGTCGGAAAGCTGCTTATCCCATTCCTTCCCGAGTATCAATTTCTCCCCCTCGGTCTCGGCAAACGCTATTTTTTGCCCGTATTCGGCGGCGAGTGCCATTTTTTTGTCTTGATAAGTGCCATATTCCTTAAGATAATCATTCATGGCTTTACGTTGAGCCTCGATCTGCTCGTTCTCTACTTCTTGCGTGGACCGCATACGGGTAGCCTGAGCCTGCGTAATGGCTGTTTTTATTTCAACCGTTTGTTCTTGCGTGAGTTTTCCCCCTTGCGCCTCACGCCACTCTTTCTCCCTCTTACGTATAGCCTCTATTTCACGATCGTAATCATATTCTATTTGGGCGATGCGCTTATCGGATCCTTCCTCCATAAGATTTATCCTAGATTGCTGGTTCTTATTCTGGAGATCAAGTAATTGCTGATTAATACGCTCTTGTATTTCTTTTTGTTTTTCAGCCTCTTTCTTTTGTCTTTCTGTTTCTTGTTGAGCTTTTTTAAGTCTATCTTCTTCGTATTTATCGTACTTTTCAATGCCTGAACTAGAAAGAAGATCATCAGCCGCCTGTTCTTTTGCCTTACCAAGTTCAAAATAAGCGTCCGCATTCCGCTTTAAGGCTTGTGCGTCTCTATCTACAGCTTCCGCTTCATGATCAAAACTTTTTGCCCTATCTTCTACTAATTGTTGATGAGATTTTATATTACCAAAACGAGTATCTTGTATAACCCCGGTTGCGTCAATTTCCTGTTTTTTACGAGTTTCACTTGCTTTTTCTCTAATTTTATCTGCCTCTATTTCTTTTTGGATAGCCTTTTTATATTCTTCGGCAGCTAAATCTTGAGCGGCAGTAGCTTGAGCACGCAATTTCAATGAGTTTATGAAATTATCTGTATTATCCACAAACAAATTCTCAGCATCTCTTACAGACTTAATCGAAACCCCCATCGAATCAAACGCATCTTTATTCTTCTCAATAAATTTCTGCTGTTCTTGCAAATTACCTGCAAGTTCTTTCCACTGTCTTTGATATGACTTAAACTGAATAATCAACTTGCTTAATTCTCCGGAATTTTTAGAAAAAGATTGGTTTAGCTCATCTTGTAGCTGCTTTGTATTTTTTATAGCCTCGCCTGCTCCAAATAATTTTTTCGTCCATTCGATAATATCCTTCCCATAGACAGATAAAAGCGTTATCGCCGCAACCAAGGCCGTTTGCCAACTGAAAATAGATGTTATCAACTGCTTCCAGACAGGAGCCACTTTTGCCACGTCATTATTTCCTGCCGCTACAGCCATCTTGAACGCCTTATACTCCGCAGCGGCTTTCTTCAGCTCATCGGCAAGCATCGGCAAGTTATTGGATATAGCCAAAAAGAATGTATTCCAGCCAACAGCAAGGGAAGGCAACTCCCTTGCGACCTGTTGAACCGACACGCTCAATCCGTTCCAACTACTGGCGTAATTGCCGACGTTCCGTTGATATCGTCCGGTAGCTTGCTCCGCCGAACTAATCTCCGTATTCAAGGCCTGTATCTGTTTTTGCAGGTTAGTCCCTACGGTCGTTTTCCTATCCGTAGCGGAAAGGCGGTCATACTCGGCATTAAGCAACGACAATTGCTTTCTCAACGCTACAAGGGAATCCGAGGCGGCTCCCTCGATCTTGATATTGTCCGAATATTCCTTCCTTAGCCTCTTCAGGGCCTCGTTCTCTAAAGCGTGCTGCCGGGTCTTCTCCTTCAGGTCGGTTAATATATTAGATCCCTTCTGGGAATTTTTATCCGCATCCGAGAGAGACAAGTAAGACTTATTGAGTTTTTTGATCTCGTCACTTAGGCCTTTAACCTTTAGTTGTTGCTCGACAAACACATCGGTAGCGTTATTCAATTCTTCTGTTATCTGACGAGCCCCATCAATAATACCATTAGAGACCTTAAGCTGCTCTATTACCCTTTGATAATTCTGCATCTGCTGCTCATAGTCCTTTAGTTTCCGTGTCGCCTCCTCGTATTTCCGGTTTAAATCGTCAAATCCCTTGGTATCTGTAGATACATCGAAATCCTTCAAGGCGGATTTCAACTCCTCCACCTCCTTTCGAAGATTTATAAGTTTCTGTAGATCGGCATCGACCTCGAAGTTTAGTTTAGCCATTAATCACCCTCCTTTTCCTTTCGCTTCAACAAATCACGCCCGGTTCTCTCCACGATCAAATCACCGGAAACGCTATGCAATATATCCTTCTGCATGATCAGAAGGTTTCGATATGGTATTTTATAAACCACGTCCTCATAAGACAATCCCAACGATTCCATGAACGTGGCCACTTGTCCTAGCATGGTCTCATTACCTGTCACTTTGGTGTCGCCGCCATTCTTGCCACGCTCTCGGCTAAGGCGGCACAGACGAAAAAATCCTCCGCGGATATGAATTTAACGACAGTCTCCAACGCCTCCCTTAGCTCATGGAGGGTAGCCCCATCGATCTCCTTGTACATATCAGCGCTTCCTAAAACGAACACAGACAATCCCTTTAATATATTTTCCAGATCGTTCCTCACCTTTTCAAGATCCTCCTTGCCCGATGTTGTCTTATCAATAAGAGATAGGTATTGTATACCTTTGCAAATCGTCGCTATTGTAGGAGGACTTACCTTATACGCCTTCCCCCCTAGGACCACGACCTTGAAATCCTCACCTAGGACAGCGTCAGCCACTAAACTAGCACCCTTGTTCATGTCACGTAAAAAAATTAGAATTAAACAAAAACGGGGACGAACGGAAAATACCGCCGTCCCCGTTCCTATAAGACATATTACATTCAATCCTTCAAGGATTTTCCTTCCACGTCAAACCAATACTCTGAAGCTATTGTCGTGGATGATTTCAGCGGGGTGGCGGACATCGACAAACCAACGGCCCCATCCGTGGAAGCCCCACGACCCACAAGATTCGCCTTAGGGAAAATGATAGCCACGTCATCATTGGTAATAGCGACGATACATTTATATCGTTGCTCGCCGGCGTTGCCACGTTCCCATCCCTTATCCGTATCCAAGGGTTTACCGCCCATAAGCTCGGCCTTGGTAGCGAAGTCATATGCCCCGATCACCCAATTCAAGCTCTGTGATCCTGCCTCAAACGATGACCGATATGTCTGGCCGGTCAACTCATCCTTGTATTCTGTTAACGTACCGTCCTCCTCAGTATATTCATAAGTCCCTTGATGGACGATTTGAACATCCTTGAAAGCCGTAAATAACGTCTCCAAGCTCTCGTATGTGGGTGCAGCAACCAGAGGCTCCCCATAAAGTATCCTTTTTACGCCTATAGCAGAAATTGTTCTTCCCATATTACAATACTATTACATTTAAAACTTTAAATAATACTCTCACATTAACGTAGTGACATTTAAGATCCCTGTTAACCTCAATTCTAGTAGTGTCTACCTCGTAGGTATAAGGAGTGCCATCAAACACCGAGGTGTCCTTGAACACCTCCATGGACATACGTTCCAGCTTATTCATCCTGTCCAAATCAGGCGTTCCTTTCTCGTCCAGATCAGGGACGGCTATATTGACATGAACGAATCCCACCTTCCATGTAATTCCCGGCTCCGAGGAATTCGAGTGTACGGTAACCCTCTCCTCCTCAAGCTTACCTGTAGGCGTATCATCCTCCTTGTACACCCCGGTAACACCAAGTTCCAAGGCTTTCTTATATAAGATTGTCTGTATGTCCGTGCTTACTATCATTGTAACATAGCTATTACTTTAGCCTCGGCAGTATCTATCACGTTTAGCTTATGGATATCATTCACATAGCTAGCGTAATCCATTCCCGCCACGACAATCAATGTCACTCCCTTTGTATGCTTAGAAGCCAGATCCCTAGCGTAACTAAGCCCTTGCCTGCTCCCCTCGCTTCCATCCCCGGACTTTCCTTTAGCCCAGAACTGGACCGTCTTTTGGGATCTGGTCGTGAAAAAAACCTTCTCATAATTTTCCCCACGTCCATCTATCCTCTTAAACCCGCCTTCCTTTACGATCTTACCGTCCATTGATATGACATATCCCAATGAACTCCTCAAGTTCCCGGTAATATCGTTATATTTACCTTCTTGAACGGCGGTCTCATAAGCGGATTGCCCTAGTTGGGCTAGAAAGGCGAACACCTGACGATAGGCCTCCAAGATGAAATCATCCACATCGGACAAATCATAACTTAACTTTATTATTCCAGCCATATTTGCCCGTAATTTAGATAATCCGTTAGCATCGGGTTGATAACAACGCCACTACCGCGAATACTCCCATCTTGATTCAATACTCTCACGATATCCCCGGCATCAATCTTGATCTTATCTGTCACGACACGATATTTGTAATCAAAGGCTACGCCATTTACCGTATATACCCGATCGGCGCTCTTATCATAGCATTTACATCGTCCCAGTCTCTCCCATAACTCACCACCAGTCCCGGGAACAGGATTGCCATTGTCATCGTGATCATATTCCTTGACAACTTTTCGTTCTAATATGTGAGGAGCGTAATACATATCAATAATCCGTATAAGATGAGACCACCCCAAGACCGGAAGACACATCCGGGCTAACACCATTCCGTTCGCACAGGAACAAATAATACCGCCGGAGGCCGTCCTTGTCCCAAGAGACAGAGAAGCCGCTCTCATTGACGCTATCAGGGCGCAATAGCAGCGACGGGATGATCTCTATCATCCCTGTCTCTACCTTGCCTATGGATTCACTAGACATCTCATCGTCCGGGGATAGCCCCGATTTGATGCTGAAATCCAGCATATCCGCCTCGGATAGATCTCCATAAGCCGAGAATTTCTGCCCTATGTAGTCTCTTATCGTCATGCCTCCACCGTCAATGAGTAAATGCCATTAATCTCGGTAAGGACCGGCAAGGATAGCGATTGAGCCTTGGTAAACTCTACGCCATTGGAATTGTCCGTCTCACCCTTGCCCCATTGAGAGATACGAATCCGGCCATAATTAGAGTAAGTCACGCCCGGTTCCTGTCTCAACTCATTATCGGCGTAAGCGTTCTTGATGACGCCTAATTTACCTGCCGGGACAAAGACGATATTCTTGTCGTTCCAAGGCTTGTACTCGGATAGCTTGCCGTTGTCTTGGATACGGGTGATACGTCTCACTGTCTCTATGACAGGAAGGTCATTAGAGCGTAGGAACTCATTCAAACCGGACATCAAAAGAGGAGTGCCGGATTTGTCGGTCCCAAAAATGACCTGTTTCATCTTCCTGCTCTTAAGCAAATAAGACAATCTGGCCGGAGACATCAATATCCTATCAAACGTCACCTTGTCTTGGGCCGCATCCACGACACCTTGGATATCCTCGAAAGGATCGACGTTGTCCTTATTGGTATCCGTCCAGTCAAGAGTAACGCTAGCGATATTCTCGGGCGGCATCTTGTAATCAATAATACCACGTACCCCTCCTTCAGGGTTATTATTGGCATTAAAGGTAAATACCCCCTTGTTAGACAAGGCACCCAAGAAAATAATATCGAGCTTAGATTGCACGGATTTAACAACGGTAGACACGTTGTTCCACATCAGATTAATGAGCTGCTGTGTCTTCTGGTCATCCGTCAACATCCTAGAGTCTAGGATCTGCAAGACCTTACGATACTCCTCGATCGGCATTGAGTAACTCATCTGGTGGGTAAGGACCTTTTGCTTCAAGGTCTCAAGCCCCTCCGTACCCAAGATCGGTTCCTTTCCCTTGGAATCAAGGGTAGCCGCCGCCACGCTCAAGTTATATTGCCCGATCAGCTCCTCAAAATTAAGGCCGATAGTCGGGACATCCCAATCAAGATAACGCTCGTAGATATTCTGGTCAAACAAGCGCTTGCGAAGCTCCGTGGCAGCGTCAATACGAATCTGAACCTCTTTTGTCAGTTCGCCAAAAATAGAACTATAAACATCCATCGTTCACCTCCTTACTGTCTAATATACTTAATAGTGGGATTATTCTTCATGCTGAATCCCGTCAACCATGAGGAAGGGACTGGATAAGCCACATCCTTAAGGATAAGGACCTCGTATCCCGCCGACACCGTCTGGAAAGACATATTTTTCGTATAGACAAACGTTGTCTCAACCACAGCGTCAGGCTCATCCGTTCCCACGGCAAGAATCGCCCCTTCTGTAGCTGATTCTACGGCGGCAGCCAATGTAACCACGTCATAATCAGCGTTACTTGAATCTACGGAACTCACGTTCTGCCCACCAATAGAATCTCCCTTGGCAACAAAGCTATCTTTCTCTATACGTGGCTTAGTGGTCGTTCCTCCGGTTAATACCTTAACAGCCTTACAGATCTTGCACTCCATGCGATCAAAGTCCAGCTTGATAGGAGTGCCTTTTCGCACGATTGTCCCTTCCGCCAACTCAGTGGTTAATTTGAAATCTCCGGGAAGGGGAGAGCATTCCCCGCGCCAAAAGACGGGGAACGATCCTTTAATCTTTGTTTTGTCAAATTCGATACCCATAATCTTTTACTTTAATTAGCGTCCGGCAATGATTTGGCCCAATCCTTAGCGAGCTCCTTGCTCTTTTCCTTGGACGTAGAGACAGAGAACGCCGAACCTTTTTCCTCTAATCCCTTTGCGACCTCATTTTGTCTCACCTTGGACAGATAAGTATCAATCGCGTTATCGTCCATATCGTCCGTTATAGCGAAGCCCTCCTCTATCCGTTCCTTTGAGATCTTAAGGCTCTTGGCCTTGTCAAGGATCAGATTGTGTCTTTCAGCACGTGCTTTCTCCTCCTTAACTTTATCATTCTCGGAGGTCAAGAGCCGGATTTTCTCGTCCTGCTCCTCACGATACTTCTTGAACCAATCCGGCTCCTCGTTTTTATCTGGTTGCTGTTGCTGGCCGCCCCCCTTGCCTCTCAACTCTTCCAATTCCTTCTTGTAATTTGCGCTTTCAGTTCGCATCTTATCCAAGGAACTCTGGTAAGATTTCAACATTGACTCTTGCCCTGCTACCGCAGTTTCAAGATTATCGTCCGTAATCAGGCCAGTGGACCCCAATGATTCTGCCACGGACCTCAAAACATCCTCCGTTAACCCAAGATTTGAATACTTCTGTTTTAACTGCTGGAAAATCTTCTCTTTCATGCTATTACTTTTATTTTTCGCATAAAAGTATTGATACATAAGCTTGTAATAAAATAAAAACGGGTTATATACATGACAATAGACCGATTGTCACAAAAACAATAGGGCATGGCTATAAAATAACCACGCCCATTAAATTTAATGATATCAAGGTATGACTTAATCCATCCTTATTATTGAGAGGAATCATCCGAAGCTTTAAGATTCTTGTCCTTCTCATTACGTTGCGTCTTTTCCCGCTTCTCCTCTAATATCCGTCGAATCTCCTCCTCCGGCTTGTCTGTCAAGGACAGCATATCTACCGCCGTTTGAAGGGACACCAATCCTGACTCATAGAGTTTCGCTATCATATCTATTCTCTTATCCTTATCCTCGGCGAAAGGCTCGGAGAACTCATGTTGCAGGTCGAGCCTGCTTAACTCCTCTCTCATGCCGATATGAGTGACGTTCATCATGATAGCCAATATAAGATTCTTCTCACGGTCTATCAATATATCATATACCTCTTTCAAGTTATCCCTTTTCATGTATCCAAGAGCCAAGGCCCTTTTCAATGCCTCCCCGGATAATGTCCCAAGCCCCTTCATGTTCTCGTAACTGAAATCCGGGGTGAACGTATCGAATAGTATACTTGATGACAAGTCTTTTTTCTCCGCCTCTTTCATCGTGGAATAATCGGGAGGGACTAAATACTCGGCAGCGCTTTTGTCCTTATCGGACATGGTAATAACCTCCCCTACCATATTAGATCCTCCCCCTACTATGTTCTGAATGACATCAGCGGTTAATTTCAATTTTGGATCGGAGAAATAATTATTTGAATCCGCCGCCTTGCTATCAACCGCCTCCTCTCTGTCTATACGCTTTTGAACCCCATACCATGCCTTGTTTTGACGATAGTAGATAACATTTATTTTACCCGAAGGATTAGGCAATGGCGTAACATCCCATCCTATATCCGCTCTCTTGCATCTATAGATGTATTCCGGGGTCTCTATATCAAAATGCTCTACGGACTTATCGCCCTCAAGTAGCGTATATCCATAACCAAAAGCTATCATGTTATCCCATTGATCAAATAAAGGCCGCAATGTATATCCTTTTGACTTGGCTATAACTTTAACCTTTACTTGGGGCATACCATTTTCCCTGTATATATGATAAACCTTAGCGCTCTCCGTCTCCGCACCGGCCAAACGCTTGGCTTCCCGGATTGTCGTGTTGAATCGAGTATAACGGAGAAAATCACCGAATGCATTGAAAGCCTTATCCGTATCATCCGATACAGCTTTCCACAAGATAGGCTGCCCGAGGAGAAAAAACAGCTCCACTTCATTTATATACGCTTGCCTTCCTCTTGGCAATTTCTCCGTAATATACGGTTCTTGATTTTTCCTGTGCTTATTAGGACGTTTATTAACCTCATGTGATTCCGGGTTATACTCCGAGATCGCTTGGGAAACATCCTTGTCCCGGCATTGCATCATTGACATGGCCCGGCTTATATCCCTATCCTTGATAAGGCTGACAAAGTCCCTCTCCACTCCCAACGAGTTCAATATCTTGTTTTGGAAAACCTGAAATATAGCGTCTATGTAATTCATGTTAAAATCCTAACTCCTCCTTAGAGTACTGTCTTGTTGTTAATACTTTTCCTAGAAGCTTGCCTATCGTCCAATAACGTGCCCCGTCGATAAGATGGTTATACCCGTCAATAGGCTCATTGATAAATTTACCGTCCTTGTTTTGGGCGTATACATAGTTCCTAAGTTCTTTTATCAAGTTTAAAGATCTCTTGGTGACACAAATCTTATACTCCATCATCTTGATAATACCTCCCATAACAGATCCCTTGTACTTGTCCGCAGGGTATATGATTATCCCCGCATTTGATATTTCTTGTATAAGCCTTGGATCGGCACTGTCAGCATAAACCACCAAGCCAAGGTCTTTCAATACCTTAATAATCTCCTTGGTTAACATATGGGTGCGGTAACATTTCTCATCAAGATATAACCTATCATCAACCAATCCGCATCTAACTATAGCGGTAGGGTCATAGCTATATCCAAAGTCAAGCCCTAACGCCACATGCTTGGCATAGGAAGGGAACTCGTCCACGATCTCGAAATCAGGGAACACCAACCCTTCGGCCATCGCCCGCTGCCCTAACCCATAAACCGCCCAAAGCACCTTATTCTTATTCTTCAACGACTCTATCTCATTGATGATTGTTTGCTCTAAAAAAGGGTTGTCCTTATAAGTGGATATAAAATGATACGTCCTAGGGTCATTGTTTAGATCGCAAATCCAGTGCTCGTCACTGAACGACGGGTTATAATCAATGACAGAGAAAAGAGTGGTACGCATCACCAGTTGCTGCCACTCAAGATAAGATATCTCATTTCCCTCGTTACAATAAAGTATATCACGTTTCCTTCCTCTTATCTTCTGCTCATCATCCGTGGAAAAGAACTCCACGAATGATCCATTTGGGAACGAGTAAACCATCTCCGACTTGTTCATGCACCTATTATCCCATATACGGAACTTATCGATCATGATTTCCTTGAAATCCCGGAAGACAGATCCCTTCAGCGCCGGCAATGTCTTCCTCACGATAGATAGAGACAGCTTAGGGTTATGAAGGATATACGCTATAAGGAATATCAATATGTTATAAGTTTTACTGCTCCTTGAAGATCCTTGAGCAGATATGATCTTATAACCGCTATCCAAAGCGCCTTGTACCTCCGTATATATCCTAGTCGTCTGTATCACCATTGATAACGTCCTCCCTCTTGTCAATTACCTGAATAGTTATGGATTTATCCTCGCCATCTATATTGACCTCCGATTTGACAGGCGCATCCCATCCCATCATCTTCGAAAGGCGATCCAAAGCGTCTATCTTGGAATACATCTTTACCTCAAAGCCCTTATCCGTACTTTTGACCGATTGGATAGCTAATTGGAAAGACAAAGGCAGTTTAGACAAATCTTTTATCAAGAAGATCACATAGTTCTTCCCCCTCTTGATTTGCAACATATCCACGACATTGGCCCGTGCTATATTCTTAAGGATATCAATAGCCTCGTCTTTGGTTATATCCGATCTTCTTTGTAAATCAGCTTGCATCTCTTTTACCCTTACCGCTATCTTACCGTTGGCAAGAAGCTCGCAAGCCCTTATATTAATAGTCTCAGGTCTCATATTCTCGCAAGAATAAGCACGCCTGTACGCCTCGGAAGCATTGCCTGATTCCAAGTAATAATTACAGAACTTCTCTTGCTTGATTGTCAATTTCATATCTTTGCCTTGAATAAAGATCAAGACCAAAGTTATGTCATCGATATTTATGGTCATAAATAAAGAAAGGGCGATTCGTGACAACAGGTAGAATGTCACGAATTACCCCTAAAAACCGCAAAAT